CAGCCTTGTTCGTGCTGCTTTGAGTGAGGTCATTGCTAAGTTCGCTGAACGTCTTCACAGACCAAGTCGTGCCGTCGTACGACGGATACTGTGCATAGCCAACGCCAGCAGGCGTGTAATAAACCGTGGCTTTGCCCGTCTTATCTGAGGTCGACACCGGCACTCCGCTTTCGAGCGTGAGGCGACCCGTCGGGGCAAAAGACGTGATAGCGCCCGCCGCAGATGCCGATGAAGCGGCCCAAGTGCCATCACCTCGCCAGAACGTCGCGGCCGAAGCACTCGTTCCACTGTTGAGATTACCTACCGACAAGTTGCCTGTAACGCCAGTGGTGAGCGGCAAGCCGGTCGCGCTCGTGAGTGTGCCAGAGGATGGTGTACCTAGTGTGCCGTTGAACAAAATCGGAGCGCCAGCCGAGCCGACGTTGACGGCAAGGGCCGTCAACACGCCTGTTCCCGCGCCTGTCAAACCTGTGCTGATCGGCAGGCCGGAGGCGCTGGTCAGCGTGCCCGACGAGGGAGTTCCCAACGCGCCGTTGAACAGGACGGGTGCTCCAGCGGAGCCGACGTTGACGGCAAGGGCCGTCAACACGCCTGTTCCGAAGTCCAACGAGGCCCCGAAGGCGAACCACCCATCCACCCCGTTCGAGTAGAAGTCGATACTTGTACCCTTGGTGATGATTCGATTTCCCGAAACCGCGTGAATCTTATCCGCGCCATCTCGAATCGCCGTCAGCGTATTCGATCCGGTACTATTAGGATCATGCGCGATACTCACCCAAAAGCCCAAGGGCATCGTACTCGCGGCGGGGAGGGTCGCGGACAGACTTCCAGAACTCGTCGTGAACGTCTGGGCCGATCCAATATCAGCCGCCTTAATCGTATAGTTCGCGGTTCTGTACGCCGACCTAGTTGCCATTTGCGTGTCCCACCGAATCCAGAATTCCCACAACCCGCTCCGCCGCTTGGCTGCGTTCTTCCGGCTTCAATTCCATTTCGAGTGAATCGATCCACTGATCGATATCGGATTCCCCGGCGTCGTCTCCGACCATGGGTTCTTCGACGATATCCCCATTGGAGACGACAGAGATTTCAGGATCAGGGTCCAACAGGGTGGGACCAGAACCACCATCCAAGGGATTCTCCACATTTGGAATTCCCACCAGATTGGTCATTCCCATTGGAGCCATCGGGGCAGACCCACCCCCAAGGGATTGAATCCCCTCTGGAGTGACCTCCACGGGAATTCCGTTCGATCCCATTCCACCATCCGGATACAGAGAGAGTTTCACCCCGGATTGAGTCGTCAGTACCAGTACGTTTTCGTCGTGCTTGAGCAACGCACCGGAGGCGATATGACCGTATTTTGCCACCATCGCGGCGGTGTTGACCTGTTTCAACGGACGCGTGAACAACCACGCGAGCACATTCGCGGGAAGACCCATCAAATCCAAATATGTTGCATCCGGAGACACCCCGGCTTGTTCAACGTGATTCCCAATGGGATCGCTCGGACGTTTGCTAAGTGATTGATTCGGCAGCATGGATATTCCCTCTCGCTAAGTCTATTTAGAGGAAACCCAGCCCCCGCCGAGGCATGGAAAATTTACTAAATATCCGTGAGGTTTGAATGTTCCACCCGAATCACGACATCGCATACTCTCCTATCGATCTTCCCCGATATGACCCCCGGGGAGAGATCGAGGCCGGATTCAGTACGGATTTCGCAAGTCCGGTTTGGACACAGGACCGGTTGACGGAGAATTACGCCACCGATGGGCTTCCCTATTCCACCCCCCGGGAATGGTTACCAGAGGCCAAGGCGAGATTTCCCCGCTTGATCGATTTCGTGGACGAGCATTTGCCGTTTCGGGAAAAATGTATCGCCAAGATCATATACTCGGCGAAAGACAAAAATTTAGGATTCCACGTGGATATTGGTCGTTTCGATCACGTCGATCTGGACTACTATGATCACCAGTACCGTTTCGCCCCATGTGCGTATCGTGTGGTTCTGGGGGGTCAGTACCAAAAGGTTCTTTTCTATGCGTCCCGACCGGATGCGCCTCGGGAGAAATGGACATGGAGTGAACTCCCCATGGAGACGAGCACTTTTGTGCATTCCAGCGTGGATTCCCTCCACGGAGCGGTGTACGACCATTCGGTCAAACGCTTCATCCTTTTGATTCACGGCTGGGTCGATCTACAACGCCATTATGAGTTGCTCACCCGGAGTCGTGAAAAATATGAAAAATACGTGATCACCCACACTCGATTGATCGAGAACGACCAATGATCAGACAAATCATCACCCAATCCAAAACTCCCGAAACGGAGTGGTTCGATCCCCACGTGTATCGGTATTGGAGAAACCGTATCGGGTTTCTCCAACGAGAGGGGAGAATTCTCTCAAGAGAGGTTTTGTCGGAAACTCCCTGTCAGAGGGTCACGCAGATCACATGGCGAGATTGGGAATCATACCTCGATCCCCTGTTCGACGTTGCGGCGCGACCCATTCTGGATTTGGAAGCTCGTACAAATATTTCGAATGGGATCAACACCGAAATCACCGCGATGGAGGTTCCCGATGTTGTGTAGGACGATTATACGGCAAAGACCCGCCATCGACGTAATGTGGTGGAGACTGTCCAATAATTACGGGGACCGTAAACTACAAGAGGCGACGTGGCAGGGGAAGCTATTGATCAACGCGTATAATCATACGGAGAATAATCTCATGTTGATCTCGGTATCGGTGTGGCGTTCCCGGAAGGACCTAGAGGAGTACATACAAGACCCCCTCCTTAGAGAGATCAACAAACGGCGCAAGGAATACGAGAAAAACACGGGAATTCTAGTGTTCTTGCACGATGATGAATACAATGGATCACTTGTGTCCGATCAACATGAATCGCTTGAAGGATCGGTCCGGATAGTCGAATCGATGGACCCCCTCATAGAGGATAAGGTTCATCCCATAACGTGCCTTGAAGACCTCTAGACTATCACACGGGTTATGGTGATCCGGAGCGATCTGGTTCGTTCCCTGAATCGCAACCACGGTATTACGAGGGATCATGTCCCACCACGGCATTGTCATATGCTCGGTCGAAGTGTTGATGATCAGGTTCGGAACCGGCTCGGTATCGGGAATAATCCAGTTCACATCTCCCGTGATCGCGCGAAATTTCCACTTCTCCATTTCCCACCGATTCAACAACAGATTGGCAACCGCCGTCGCTGCGGGATCGATGTCGTAGGACCTGATCCACTCAATCTGGGCTTTCTGTCGGGACAGAAGCAGTAACGAGGCGATCCCGTACCACCCCCCGTAGACGGCGATTCGAAATGGTTGAAGACCCACGAGGCGTTCCAACCGTTCACATAACCACAACTTGGATTGGATTTGAGAATCCGCAAACGCATCCGTGTCTATTTGACTTTGTGCCATTCCTGTTCCAACCAATCAAAATCGTTCAACTGCTTCGGCGTAATCACGGTGGCTTCTCGGGTCGCGTAACGTGCACCCCGAACGGCCCACTTTCCATTTTCCGTGTCGCTTCTCGTGCACCACTGGTCCAATCGGGCCTGTGCGTGTTGATCTCCGTCTAGGTTGACCTTCCAGTACAACTTGTATCCCTCTCTCAGTCCCGCGCGCCACGCCTCGAAGGGAGTTTCATCAATACACGTGGTTCCTGCGATTTGATCCACCGTATAGAATTCCACATGTTCTTTTAGTGATTCCGTATAATCCAAAAACTCCCCCGGGGGAATGAGTAGACTCTCCCGATGCATGAGTTTCACCCCACCGTTTCCATAGACCAACCCATTCACGTTGTTCCGAGACTTCCACACGAACACCGAGGGATCACAAAACTCGGGAACTTCGAATCTGAAATCGAAATCCGGATCAATATGACAGTCCGCGTCGATCACCCACACGTACTCAGTATTGGTGACTCTCGCCGCTTCGTGGTGGGCCCGGTCGATGCCCCTGACGCCTTGCACGAGTTGTAGGTTTGGTAAGGTGATCCGGTCGTGGTTGGATTTCCATTTCGGTTCCCGATAGACGAGGAACGCTCCGTCGTAGACGGGTTTCTCCGGTAGTGGAATGTTCGCGGTTCCACGGGGATACGTTTGAGCAAGGATAACCTCGGTCTCCCCCACGGGACACAGGCGGGGACCCACCCGGAGCATTCCCACCCCAGTTTGTGCCATCGTCCCAAATGTGTAATCCTTATCCGGATCAATTTCGTCCGGAACGACCATTCCGAGGAAATCGATATCGTTGGTGTCGCAATTTCTTGGAATTTTCCACGTGTATTCGGATTTCACCCCGGGAGTTCCGGAATGGTGAATTTGGTATCCACGATGCCGAGTGGGAACCGCATCCAGATGAATCGTCTCGCTCATATCGAAATCCAGATCACGAAACACCCGAAGCGGAGCCAAGAATGGTCCTGCGTTTCGAACGAGTTGACCACTTTGGGCGATACAATGGGTGTGAATTCTCGGTAGACTGAGGTTCTGGTCGATGTACTCTTTGAATACGGTTCTATCTATGACTTCCTGATTCGGTGGAATGATCCACAAATATCGGGTAAGAGGATTGAACTCACCGTATGCGATGAGTTTCGCGACCTCTTTGATGTAGTGCTTCCAGTGATTCCCCGTGGTTTGAACCTTTTTCGAAAATGCAAAATTAACCGGATCACTCGGATTGGTTTGAAATTCAATTACATCAAACACGCATCACCACAATGGATAGATGTTGGGGTCCTCGCGACGAAGTTTTCGTCTTTTCCACCAGAACCGAATTCGCTTGATCAGTTTAATCATGTAAGTTTCTCCGTCACCCATTCGGTCAAGCGGTACATCGCGGCGTTTCCACAATGAATACCGTCGCGGGCGGAATGATCATACGCGATGGGATTCGTCACTCCTTGGACCCGTGGGGTCACGAAAGACAACACCCCGGGGTCCAAAAAGGAAAACACCTGAACCAATTTCACCCCTCGGGTTTGGGCAAGTTGTTCCAACAGTATCGTATTCAACATGAGACGATGAATCCCGGACTTGGTCGTGTCAATCGAGTAAAAGGCTTTCCTCGCTTCCTCGGGGGGATTCCCCAAGATGGATTGTTTGGGAATTGCCACATCGGGCCTGAAATCCCAGAACTTTCCCTTGAGGTCCACCCAGAGATAACGGCTAGGATCGGTCCACTGCACCACAAGTGTGGTTTCATGCATCTCGATAACCCGGACGGCTTGGGTCATGATCCAGTCATTAGATGCGCCATCCCGGCCAAAATTGATCGCATTCACGGACTGTTTCTGTGCAACCATGTTGGTCCACATATGATGGTCATCCACACCGACACACTTTGTGTTTTCGTCCCCCACGAAGGTCACGCTGGGTTTTTCCCAATCCGGTTCATCACCGCGATATCCCAGACTGTTGTGCCAGTATTGAACCCGGTCCACACTGGGGTTGCGTACTTTATCAGCATTTTCTTGTGTGTCTGTCATGTCCCATTCGGAAACCAATCCGAACAGGTGGGATTCGGCGGGCATGATCGTCCGCACCGCACCCCAGTGATAGTCTACGCGATACTTTTCGAAGCCCTGTACCATTCCATAAACCTCTGGTGGAGAACGTCCGCAACTTCCCGATTTACCTCGCGTCCTCGGTGATTATGATCCCGCGCCCGCTCCTTGAGTTCGGCAGCGGCCTGCGTAATCGTGTATCGGTGATCGAATATGCGGTCCAACGGAGATGTGCGAGACTCCCTGAACATCATGTGTTGCAAGTATCCGAAGGGTTGATTTTGTGACAACGCCATTCCTGTGGTTCGAACCATGTTCAAGTATCGATGCCCGTCGTTCCATTCGGTTTGTACATGTTCAACGTATTTAATTTTCTTCCGGATATGATCATATTTGGGATCGGATATCTCTTTTTCGGAGAGGCTCCACCAATCATACACGAGACCCGAGGGTTCCACATGGAACGCCCGACTCGCATACGTCCATTGAACGAACATGAAATCGGGTTTGAGAAAACGTGCTGCTGAGAACGCGCGTAGGGCGATCTTATCGTTACTCGCGCCCCCTTGACCCAAGTTGAACGCAAGAACGGGTTGTTTGATATCCATCTCGATGCTGCGCGCAAGAATCTCACAATACGTGTCGTAGACGGGAAGACCCACCCCCTTTGTGTTGGAACACCCGATTACCGCGATCACATATTTGCCATCCCGGGGGGTATCAAATTCGGGTCCCCGATAACCGTGCGAATTGATCGCATAGGTGATATCGGTTTTACCATACAGGGGATGACCCCCGTTCGCGTCATACTTGGCCTCGGTGTCGGCCTCGTCCCAATAGGAGACACGACCGGGGGTCATATAATGTCCCACCATCATCTCAGTGGGGTTCGCCGGATAGAGGTCATCCAGTGTGGGAAAGCGGCATTGTCGGGTTCTAATTTCTGGATCAATCATTCGCGTTCCATTACTCGTGAAGAGCGGGGTAGAGACTGAGCGTGTCGCTTGAAGAACGCGGATTCCTCTGGGGAGAACAAACACACATTTAAGCCAACCTGTCGCAATATCGACGATGTTTCATGAATTCTCTCTTCCACACGATTTCCGTACCTCGCCCATATGGAAGACCAATACTCGGAAAACCAGTCATAATTGGAAATATTCGAAATATCAAATCCTCGCAGGGTTTCCATAACGGCCTCCCGCGCACCAAGCATGGCCCAGTCTCCATTATGTATGTCCAAACCCACGGAACACCATATCTCCAGTCGGTTCAAATTACCCCTCCAAAGAGTGTGGAATTTATTCATCGGCACGGGATTCCCCCGGTCCAACAAGAATTTAATCCCCTCTCGGAATCCCGCCCGGAATGCCTGATATGGGCTTCCATTCTGATACGTCGTGGAGTAGGCGTGCTTCATCTGGGTATAGCCTTCATCCCAGCAGAAATCGACCTTCCCAGCCGCGTGGGAGCACATCTTCATCACGGTGGTACGGTGCCAGCACTTGATACCGCCATTCCCGTATACGAGCCCGTTTAGGTGGTTTCTGGCCCCCCACGAGAAGGTACTCGGGTCCTCCTCGGAAACCTCCAGTGTCATGTCGAAAAACGATCCGTCTACCCGATTGTCCCCATCTATAGTGAGGAAACGCTCAGTTTTAGAAGCCTCGGCACAGGCGCGGTGGGCTTGGTCGAATCCTTTCACGCCGTGGGTGCGTTTCGCCCATGGAACGAGTGCACGAAGTTCGGACCAGAAACGTTCCGCTTGGGGTTCATCATAGGAGATGTAAAACGCGTCGATCTCGTCGATGCGGATCATGTCTCTCTCCGCAGTCCATATTGAAATCCACCATTTGTGAGAATCGTGAACTGGTCCCACAGAGGACGATCCATTAGATCACAAAATATCTCATGGGGATGGGTCAGGTCTACCCCGGCGATTCTTTCCGAACAGTATAGCACGTTGGGATCACCCCGCCGGATGAGGTAAAAATCCAACATCACGTTCCGATCCGTGGGTTCCCAACGGGGTCCGGGAGTGACGATGAAATGTCCCTCGCGGTATGTGATCTGAACCTCAGGATCGGGAAGATCACGAACCTCAACCAACATGTTGTCGGACTCATAACGGACCGCTTCCTCGTTCTTCATCAATCGGGACACGTGGGTTTTGGGATCGGTCATCACACACCAATGCGCGATGGGAACCAATTCGCGCTGAAACATTTCCAGTTCGGCCCGGGAGATCACAAACTTTTCCGTATCGTCGGGGATGTTGTCCCCGAACAACTCACCCGGGGCAATCGCCACAATCGTCCCTCGGGTTTTATCATCCTTGCGGAAGTAGACGTGAGGTTTCATGGTTGTCCCCCGAGGGTCACGATGATCTCATCAGTGAGGAATTCCCTACGAGCATAATGAAACGGCATACTCTGGATGTAATTTCCAACGAGGATCGAGCCATCCGGTCTCACGTGGGTGGGAAGGAATGATTGCCAATCCTCCCCTACCGGACCCAATTGTTGATCCCGGGCTTTCATATGAACAAATCTCATCGTGGTACTAGACTCGACGTGACCGGTAAGCTTTGCGGCCATCGCAAAAGCGAGATCACCGCTGATTCGCGCGGGTAACCCGGGATGAGTCTCGCGTAATACATCCCATCTCTCATAAACGGTTCGAACGGTTTCGAAATAATCCCACGTCTTCTCTTTATCGAAATACATGCAAGTGGTGTACACGGGGGGCAATTCGTTGAACCGGAACGCCTCCCGGTATTCAGAATTCTCAATTCTACTACCATCGTATCGGTGAGGAATCGCGGTCAGCACCAGACCGTGTCGTCTCAGACTGAACCACCATTCCCCTATATCGACGGGAACGAGCATATCCGCATCTAGCAGGATCGTTCTCTCATACGGGGAGACGTGACCGATCTTCCATTTGTTATGAATTTTCCACGCGGCGATTTCCGAATCATCTCCCCACGGGATATCGATGATCTGATCGAACACCCCTCGGTATACTGGGGGGATTTCCGTACCGGGGGTGATCGCAACGGAGATTTTCGGGATTTTTAGTTGTGTCAGGTGTAGACTCAGACCCAACGCGTAGGCCATTCGGAGATAATCCCCCGAGGGTCCGTTCTGAGCGATAATCAGATACCCCTCGCTCATGCTTGATCCCCATAGTAGGCCAACATACCCGAGACGTGCTCGTTCAAGGATATCTTGTTCATGAAATGCACGTTCTGGTTCTTTGTCCTCACCGGGAACGGTTTCCCATTCAGATCAGCCGCGATGATCAACCCCCCGGGGTGATAACCCACCAGATGATCATAATCCCACGAGAACAGAAGTTTTGAATTTGGAAGATCACCGACGAGGAGATTCATGTTGGAATATCCGTTCATCACATGTGCGGCAATACTGAACGCGAAGTCATTCCGATAGAGTTTAGGCGAGTATCCATATAGCTTGGCGAACCACTCATATTGGGTTTCGACGTGTTTCACGATCTTGAAGTACTTCTCTGCGATTTTTCCCCGCCGCCAGTACACGACGGTCGCCCATTTTTGGGGGATCGATGAAACGTCTAATTTTTTCACAACCGGATTCATGCATCCATACACGGATCGGACATCTTGATTCAGCATCACATCAAACGGACGCTCGGATAGATGCATAAGAGTTCTCGGATCGAACACCAAATAATCGAGGTCGATCACGAGGGTTTCCTCGAACGGGGACAAATCATAGATATTCGTCCGGGTTCGGTTCCGGAACACTCCCGGCTGAGAGGTTTTCTTATCGATGTAGTACCGTGGGGTATTTGTGGGCGCATCCACACGGATGATCTTGTCGAACCCAATGGGATTGAATTGGGTTTGATCATCCGTGATCAGAGCGACTTTGACCCCGGGAAGGACTCTTTTGCAGAGGACCGCGTTCAACTCTGCCAGTTTGCCGTATTGGATTACTTCGTTATCATGGGCGACGAGAAGAATTCCAACACTCACAAATCCCCCTCGATCATCTCTCGTTTGGTCGCATTAATGATCTCGGTGTACTCCATCAAATACTGACGATGAGCCATGGCATTGGCCTCCGACAGTATGGTCAAAAACTCATTCACCTTATCAAAAGCGATATAAATTGGAATTCCCGATTTATCGATCACGGCGATTCCCCAACCCTCACTCCGTTGAGACTTTATCGTAATCCCCGCGATGGTCGAATCTGATGCCTCAAACAAGCCCCCCGCATATCCCACGAGGAGAAGTTCCTCGAACCGGCTCCGCGCCATGGCGATCTGGTTCTCCATCACGGCACGGCGGGCGTTTGCCCCGATCAGATTAGACATTTCCAACGCGTTCATGATAAACTCCCAGACCCGGATATATCTCTATCCAGTCTAAGATCAAGTCCCCGAGAGTGCGGTGACGTTGGTCCACGCCGAGGGGGAATCCACAGTCAAGTAGGTGGTAGCCTTATTGATGGAGACATCCGCGAGCATCGTCCCATCCATGGTATCCGGGGCGGTCACATTCAAGTCGTTGAACTCGATGCGGAAACGGAGAGTCTTGCCCCGGTCTCCCAGAGTGCCCGTCATACCATCTTCGGTCGCACCATAGATGGAAATGTTATTACCCGATCCCGCAAAGAGCGCGAACGAATAGGTCGATCCATCCCCAATACCCTTCCATAGAAGGTTCGATCCATTCCACGACCCGCCCCACAGGGGGAGTTCATAGTATCCGCTCGATCCACCAATACCGGTTACCCCAAGTGCGCGATGGAACACCGACCGGGTCTGATGTGCGCCCATCGAAATGGTTCCGTAGAACGAGCACAAATCGGTCCAAAACGTATTGTGCTGGGTCACCGCGCCACCCGTTCGTGACGGGGTAAAGCGGATGGTTCCTCCCGAATTGAAGAAGTACCGCGCCTTATCCACGGTGGTGAATACCATCTTGAACTCATGGACAAGCTGCGTCGTCCACACCCCCGTATAGGTATCGTTCGGGGCGGTCTGGTTCGAGTAAATCGTCAGCGCGTCTGCGGCGGGAACCAAACGGTTCGTGTCCAAATTGGCAACCGCCGCGACATTCCCATAATAGTACTTGATCAACTTATCCACGCCGATATCCACGGCGGTGGGCAGAGTCACGGTGGTTCCCTGATGATTCCCCATCACGACCATCGCGGACCGGAGAAGGGTCCACTCATTCGAGGCGACCATCTGTTGAAGCTCACCCGTGGTTGCATCCGGCGGAGTCACGGTGGGAATGGTAATCGCGGTTTGTCCATAACCACGGTCCGAGTATCCCGGTCCATAGAGGAGTTGAATCGGATTACGCAGCGTGGTGTTGAAATCGGCTGCCTGAATCAGCGCGTCCAAATTATACGTCATTTATCCCACCTTAATTTCTACAAGACGCTCTTCCCAATTCAAATCCGTTTTGAGAACGCGCCCAATCGCGGGACCCTCAGGAGAACGAGATTTTCCGTGACTATCCAAACACGCGGTTCCCACACCGGGAATCGTCGAAAGTACAATATAGTCTCCACAACGAACGGGACCAGTCACCCGACAGGGAATTCTACCAGACAGCGCGATCAAAACCGCGTTTTCCACATCCAATTCGAAATTCTCATTCAACACGATGAAGGGATCGGTCGAAACCACTCCGATCCACGATCCGTCCCACTTCGCCATGGTGACTTCCGTATTTCCTTCGGTGTTGTACTGGAGAATCGTTCCACACGGGTAGACGGCGTCGGCCTCGTAATACTCCGCGATATCCGCGTAATACGCCCGAAGTTTACCCAATACGACCACCCCGGCGGCGGACAAATCGAGGGTTCCTGCTGCATTCACAGTGACCGTAGCCGCATTTACGGTCGTGAATACCCCCGTGTTGGGAACTCGACTTCCGATCTGAACATTATCGATTAGCTTGGTATTTCCACCCACCACGTTCACGTCAATCGCGGTTACTGGTCTCACGGAAAGGTCAAGCACATCCCGGGTCGCTTTTGAAATTGGCATCTCACATCCTCTTGTATCACCTATTTAGTTAAAATTCGAGAAATACGATGCTTATCCGGTCGGCGTCATATGTGACTCCACTGGTTCCGGCTAGAACCTGAATTGTACACGCAGAGGAAGATACGGCTTGGTTGTCCGGACTCACCGTGACACCGATTCCCGAACCCGAGGTAGAATCGTATCTCGCGTTGGGCAAAATCAAGTAATTTCCGGTCCCAAACGTGGTTCCGGAGAATGTAATCGTGTACCGACCAGTAGAGAGTTTGGTCACGCTGGCGATGTTTTTTCCAACGAGGGTGGTGATTACCCCCACGGATTGGGTCCCATCGAATACGACCGCAGCGAAGCCCTTTAGGGGAAGCTGCTGTGCCCAAAAGGTCCCGTTGTACATTTCTCCATTCCCGAACGTGGAGTTATTTCGGGTATCACCCACCACCGGGGCCGAGGGACGCTGGGCGGTGGTGCCCGAGGGGAGTCGTACGGCGTCGGTCCTTCCAAAGATAGTCGAGGCCGCCACGCCGGGACTCGCATTCGAGAATGAAACCACCGATGTGCCCAACGAGGAAATCCCAAACTGCCCCGCACCGTCCGCGTATATCCCTGTTGTCAAATCTGCATAAACGGGCAACCCGGGTAACGTTGCGGAGGATACGGGAATCGTCACGGGTCCGAAGAGTAGTGCCCGCCACTCAGTTCCGTCCCAGTAGGATTCAACTTTGGTCGTGGAATTATACCAGAGCATCCCCGGGACCGGATTACTCGGCGCGGTGGGCTTGGCAAAATTCTCCATCAACCGATAAACGTTCTGATTCCAAAACTGTCCATACTGGGGGGAACCCGCGCCGGGCATCTCAATCGGAAAAGTAACCCCCGTAGTGGTCGCGGGATTGATCGTGGCTACAATCGTGGCAGCGGCATTTCTAATCGTATATGCGGGGATTGTCATTGATTGCTCCTAGACCACGCGAATACGCAGAGTGTAAATTGCTTCGATGATTCGATCCGACGCCTTTAGAATCGGCGTAAACACGAGGTGGGAGATCAACAAACCGTCTTCCATTTTCAGTCCAATTTCATCGAACGAGAACCCACTGGTGTTCAAATTGAGCGCGCCCGTATTCGACAGGGCGGGCTGACCGAATGGCTCATCCCGGTCCAGCACGCATCGAATTTCCACATCCGAGAACAGGGTTCCGTTAATGTGACGGACACTCATCTGATTTCCCACCGGGGCATTCTGAGCATCGTCCACGACCTCATAGTACACCGGGACATGCAAATCCGCAGCGCCGGTAACATTCGGAGACGCAAACAGGATCAACCCCGCCGGGTCCACCGTGGCTCCGCCGGTACCGAAATGCATCGTGTAAATCACTCCATTAACACGATCCGCAATCGCCCGAGCCAAGAGAATGGAGAAATTCTCCTTATGGATATCGTTCATTTGATCAAGGAGAACACGCCCCGAGTCCGTCCCGATCTGAGATCGGTCCGTGTATTCGAAAATTTTAACGTGTCCCTGAGGGGAAACGCCACCATTGTCCTTGAATTTTTCGTTTTTCGTTTCCATCATCAATCCTCTGTGCCTATTTAGATTAATAAATCGTTGCCGACTGCATTACCGCATAGGCGGCGGGCCAATTAACGGCTGCGTTCACGTCGGTGCCGAAATACTCGGTTCCAAATCCAATACCTTCTCCGTTTACGGGATACACGAATATGGGCGATCCGGGGATTGAGTCACCCACCGAGTAGGTGAGCGTGGACACCCCTGCCGCGAAGGTCCATAGTTTTCCCGACCGAAGTGCGAGGATTTTCTTGGTCCCCGCGAGGGTCACCGTGGACACCCATATGGTTCCGTTCCACGTCCAAATCACATTCGTGGTGGTGTTGAGAATTTTCAATCCCACGCGTCGGTTCACTTCGAGACCCAACGGAGAGTCGAACTGCAAATGGTTCGTAAGAACATCATCCACGACATAATCGGGCATCGCAGCGAGACTCGTGGGCGAGACCCCATTGCGGGTGTACAAATAATTCACACTGATCGTATCAGTCACCACCGGAGTGGTCAGATACAAATATCCCTTGTTTATCGTGAACGGCCCCGGGGTATCCGTCATCTGATAGGTTCCGAGTTTACCCACAGGGAACCCGCTATAGATGATTTTTACCGTATGACCCGCAATGATCGGGATCAAAAATGTAACAATTGTTCCAGCAGTAATTGTGTAATTCGTATTGAGAACGAGGGTCGCGCCATTATCCGTGACAGACGAGATAATGTGACCGAAGTTTCCACGTAAGAACGTCTGCCCAGACATCACCGTATCGGTACTGGTTTCTAATATTTCGATTCCCACGGGGAGAACCGGAACCTGTCCAATCGTAATAGCGAAATCTCGTTCGCCGAGCGAGGTATCGTTCCGAATCAGTACCGAGGCCGAGTCTAAATTCTCGGCAACGATGCGTTCCGGAGCTTGTCCGAGATCATCCGCGACATCCCCGAATGGGATCGCATTATGATTAACGATCATTCGCGCGGCCTGATGATAATAGCTTCCCGCGTATGGAGAACCCACCACGGCGGGACCTTCGACGAAGCCGACCGTCTGATAAATTTCTACGCGCAAGAGGGCGCTGATTGCTCCACTGAATTCCAACGTGATCGTACGTGGTCCGAGAATCCATGTATAGGTCAGACCCAAATCAGTAACATATACCTCGGAACCATCCGAGATTGTGAGTTTGAACTTCTGCTCGTACAACGACGGGGTATAATCCGTGCTAAACACGAAGGCCGTCGTGACCCCGTTACCATTTTGAGTTCCGATTTGAAACCACTCGTCCCGACCCAAATCGGTGATGTTCCAGAGATTTTTACTGAAACCGTTGTCTTCATCGAAATACGGAGTATCCCAACCATATTCGTCCTGCATATTCGAACTCAATCGGTCGAACACGAGGACCGTCTTAGACACTGCATCATCGGTGATAATCGAATCCGCTGTATCATTTTCTTGATTAGCCACGGTCAGGATAATTTCCTTATCGCGGAGTTTCGAGTGAAAGGGCTTCACATCATTGATGTTGTTCACCAACGCATCCACCTCGTTCGGACGAACGAAACGATCCTGTCGAAATTTATCTGATACGTGCAAATCCAAATATGAGGTCTTGAGAAACCACGAGCACTGTTCGTTCTGACGAATCATTTCGTAGAGAACCGAGAACAACAAATCGTTTCGCTCGCCCTCATTCAACAGAATTTTTACATCCTCATAGACGCGCCGAAGTAATGTGGGATTATTATACAGAGTGGGTAACAAGCGTAGGGTTTGGTTCTCCACCCCCACTTCGGTCCATGCCCCGGACACTAGGGCATAATCCGCGTATACATTACCGGCCAAGTTCCACAGATCGGAGTTAGTCGTGGTAAGAACACGGACCACATCTCCTTCGAAATAAAACCCGTCATTCATACGGTAGTTTCGTTCAGCAATAGTAGGGACCGTTTCTAGAATCGTCTTTTTCTCGAATTCCTTCATCCGGTATGGGGTTCTCGTCCAATACCCCAAGGCGTTTCCGGGAAACTCATCTACGAGTTGGAAATAACGAGTTGCGTTGGGATCATCCCGGAAGCTCTTCCGTGCAAGAATCTTGTTCACCGCAGTTAACCACACCGTAAAACCGGTTTCTACATTTTTGAAGATAGTTTGCGGTGGATACAACGCGGAGCCATGAATTTCATCCCCAACCAAGTATGGATCGGGAACCGGGTTTCCCAGTTTGTCGATTCTGGAGAAACAGTCGATAATCTTATCCTCGACCTGAATCGGAGGATTTTTGAATTTATCGTTTTCGGTGATCAGAATCCATTCATCATGACTATTACGAAGACGCGAATCGACGCCAACCGCGTATGAGTAGGTGTCTTTAATCTTTTCACCACCTGAGTAGATGAACATACTGGTCGAATTCACGGGAGCGAACCAAGGCACGCCCTCACGGGTGGGGTTTTCCAGACGACGTGCGATCTGGGCACATGTGAATTCCTTCTTGTTTTCCGTACCCGTATAAGACACGACCCAGAAATAGTACTTCCGGGTGACACGGTTGTTTTTATCAATCCCCTCGTACACCGAGTATGAAGCACTACTGGTGGGATTATTCACGAAGAACGGCTTGCCATGGACCTTTTCGCTGTCGGGAAGCTTGGAGACATACGACATCCACTGATCGGGCGGAACCGGGGATTCGATCCATTCCATTACTTCGATATGCCCAAGCTGAACCACAATATTTCCCGTCGCCGTACCCACGGTGCTCTTGATCTTCAACTGGAGTTGCGTGGTGGTCGTGGCAATCGCATAGACCTGATGCATATTATACGCGGGCTGATCGGCTCCTGTGATCGTAATCAAGGTGGCATTATTCAGCGGACGTTGATGAACGAACGGGGCACCCGTGACGGGATCGAGGAGGTTTATCGTTACCGTGTCCCCCTGCTGTGTGATTGTCGCATTACAGTACTCCATCCGTCCCCACTCGGGCGCGGCCTGTTCATAGAACGGAAGAAGGCTCTTGTAATCGGAGTATCTCGCAAGACCCAGACGCCACCACGAACGCCCAACCTTATCCGGTCCCCACGTCAAATTATTCGAACTCGGGGCCTTGGGTCCGACATTATACAGGGCAGGATCATAAAACGACCGATAGTCGATCAGCGATTCCGACTTTCGGTCATACTTGCCTTCGATGGGATCAAACAGGGTGTGATCCAACACCAATGTATTATCATCGGTATCGCTCAATTTCAAAGTGTATGAATTTCGATAATCAATATCTCCATTTACGGTGGGGAAACGGAACGTAGAGACTAGACTATTGGTAGTCCGAGTGGGAATGATCCAACGCGTGTCTCCCGGGGTCACTCGGTTCAAATCAGGGATCACCAATGCCCGCGATCCCGCAACCGCCGAACCAAAACGAACAGTTTGAATCTTGTCGAAGAAATCCGTGTGGAATACACGAAATTGGACCTCGTCGCGGTTTTGATCGCCAAACTCAGTAAGCTTCCACAACCAATCCTCATATACCTGAATGTTATCAAGCCCAGCGCGGGTTCCCTTCGCGAATGCATTGATCGCGCGAATGGTTCCCTTGGCGTGAATCATACCCCGATAATAATCGAACCGGGAACGCTCATCAGCGCCAAGCTGATCCATGTAGGAATCCATCGGGTAATACCCATAGAGGTTCCATGCCTGATCCCGCTTCAAGGGATCATCTATGGGATCGATACGGTCATAGAACCGGGTGAAATCGGTCGCTTGCTTTTCAAAATTAGGCAAGAGCTTCTCTTCGCCGATAAGATGTCCCGGGGCGTCAAACTGTCCAGACCATTCCTTGGTCCGGTAGGTATCAACACGGATGGTGGGTTGGTATATTCCCAGAACCGGGTCATAGATAAGCTGTCCAAATCGGGTCCGTTGAGAGAAAAACACAACGTGCTGGGCCTCCGAAATATTGACCCGGACCCCGTATATTTCATTCTCTCCCTCAAGAACAGGAAAGTCAGTGGAGGTGATCTTAATCCCGTTGCCAATCTTTAGTACGTCCAGCTTGGGCGGCGGAATGGGTTCCCCACGCTTATTGATAACCCCATACAGACCGTTCTGAATCGACTCAACCGTGTCCAATTGCCCAAGGGTGGAATCGAAACGCGCCACAGTGAAAAACGGCGTGAAATAGAACGAATCGAAATCCGCCTGTTGAGTCACGCGCATCAATTGTGGATTGGTAATCTCACTCAACCAAACAGCGAATTGTTTCGCCCCGGTCAGGAAGTCACGAATGTCAGAGTCATCATCGTGGTAGGTCTCGAATTTCCATCCACGGGTGTCGAGATATCGTCCGTATCCGATCATGAAGTTCACGACCTCAGAGGCTCCCGGCAGGAAGGTTCCGTAGGGGACATCGATGTACGTGCCTGATCCTTCGGAGAAGTAGAAATAATCCACCCCACGGACGGTGAATTTCTTCATCATCGTCGAGGCATTGGAAATGGCGGTGAGAACCACCACGGTGATCGTCTCACCACCATTGATTTGAACGACGGGATCGAGTTCAATGGTCCGCTGATCCACCGCCACGACATATTCGGAACGGATTTTCATTCCATTGATCAAAAAGGCCAGCTTGGCGGTGTCGTTAGCCTTGCCCACGGTGGGTAGGACGAGATTCTGCAAAACATACGTGCGCTGATTGATGTCAGCGGTGAAGGTTTCCTTTCTCTCCACCTGTCCACCCTGAACTGGGATCGAGGGGGTTTCGATGCGGAAGAATGGATTATTATAGTCGTATCCGAACACTCGGTATCCAGAGTCTTCACGAATCAAATAGAGGCCCGATCCGAACTCGCTGCTTGTGGGGCGGGACTTGTATGGAATGACCGATGCATCCTCATAGGGGATTTCTGAGCCCCCCAACAAGGTGTAAACGGTTCGTTCCGGATTGATGTACCCGTAGGTTTTCCACGCCATACTGGGCTGGGTGTTCTGGACGATCTTCGCAAATCCTTCGGCGACGGAAACTCCCAAGGAGGAAATTCTGTCCGTGATCCACATGTTCAAACCGATCACGGGGCCGTTCAGGAGATGAACTTCGTTATCCGCGATGGGGGAACGGCGAAGACTCGTACGGTCGATCAGATGGGGGCTGGTGAACAGACCATTAAGATAAAACGTCTGATCCCCCCACTTCGTGGCAATCCACTCCAACGGACGCATCAAGTATCCTGCAAGAGAACACGCATAAGCGTAATGTGAAGAGTTGTAGAATTTTTCTTCAACCGGGCCACCATCCCCAAATACCCATCCGTCGTTCAAACGGCGAGGATCGAGCGCACCTTCAAGAACGATTCCAAGCGCGATGGGATCGCGAAGCGCCCCAGCTACGTCCACCGGAATCGGTCCGAGCATCTCGAATTTGGGATCGAATATGTTCAACGGGGAATGAACTAGTCCGTTTTGGAGATCGACCCACATCGTATGAGCCGATCCATATCGGGGGGTTCCATCACCACTGGTACTTGTGGGGACGTACGTGGTTCTCCACCACGTCGGTTCAATACTATACCCGACGACTTCCCACGGATGAGAATGGGGACGCGGCGTCTTATAAAGGCGACGATAGATACCCTTGTAATTTCCTTCCAGTCCCGAACTGGAAAAATTCCACGTGAATGGATCAGAATTATTGTAGGTGGAGTTCACAACATAGTCCATGTTGTGATTGATCACCCAGCGTTCGAATTCCCGACGTATGATCCGGCGGAATTCCGTCATCGAGTATCGGTAGGTATTCACTGGGTGATTGAACGTCTTGATCTCATAGATGGTCAAGCCGTTGAAAAAATAGTATTTGGCGTTGATATCATCGTAGAAAACATCATCGGGAGGAATTGGAGACGTGCTCCACGTTGCCCCATTGTATTTCGCATATACCAGCCCCGCCAACGAAGCGTACCAATTTCCCGTCACGGGAGTCACGATCAGTGTGTAATCGGCAACGTACTCGTAAACGGAACGCGTCTCGGTCGGGTAATAATCACCGTAGAAATCCTGAACGAAGGTCTTCCCCCCATGGCGAGTGGTAACCAAACTGGATTCGGTTTTGAACGTCACGTCCACGGCGGTGTACATTTTCTGATGCAGCGCGAGCCATACGAGGTCGCGATGATCCCCGAACGACTCGATGATCGTTCCTTCGTGTCCGCGAAGGTAAACGGTGCCATTCTCGGTGAATGTCCCGGGCACATATGTGGGACCGCACCCGGTTCGCGCGGGACTCGCCGGAACACAGATGGGCTTTAGAGCGGTATCGATGATCGTTGCGACACCCGCGCTGACTCGGGTTTCCTGATAGGTTCCCATTCCCGAGTAATAATAGGGGAAACTACTATTCCGACTGGCAAACATATCCGTCAGGATCACGTTGATGATCTGGGTCGGGGTCAACGATATTAGCTGTCCCTGACCATCAGTGAGAGACGCACGATCCCATATTTCCGTCATCCGCCGGGTGAAACGGGTCCAGAACCGGGCGTATTCCTTTTCCACGAATCGAATCGCATCAGGAATGTCCAAATTGGGGTCCTGCACCAACGCGAGAGGAAGGAGCATGGAGTGCTCGGGATCACGAAGATGTGCCCCACGGCTGAGATTCTTGGAAGACCAACGCCACGAGTTGATACCCAGATTGTCCCCATCGGACTGTGTCCCTATCACCGAGATCATATGATTGATCACATTGGGACGCGTAGCGGTGGTCAGAATTTGATGGTCCGGATTCGACACCATAGCTGGTGGAATTTCATAGTGGATTTGGTTATTATCGTCCAAGCGGGAACTCAAAAACACGGGATCAGCCGAGCGGCTCCATATCGAATGATAGTTGCTAGTCTGGGAATTCTTGAACAAACGATATCCGAGGGGGCCGGTTCCCAATTCCAGATTCAACTCGAACTGAAATTCTCCGTTCTCGTCGAAGGACAGGGGAAATCCCAGAACTAGGTCATCCCGTCCGGTGCCACGTTTGTACGTGAATATCGGAGTGGACAGCGAGGGGTCGGTGATCGCGCTCGTTGAATATTGATACATCTTGAACAATGGAGACTGATTTCGGGTGGTCCTCACGGGACCAGTTGCCTCAATACCATTCCAGAATTCTATGATGGGTCGGATTGCCTGATCACCCACACGAAGAGCGGCCTGATCCACCGGGGATAGGTCTTTCTGATTCATCCACCAATTATTCTGCGACCACGTATCCAGAGCGACATCGCTCCATTTACGAATGTCATATCGAACGGTTCCGTCCGCGACGATGCCAGTGGGAATACCCGTCGTATAGACGAGATCGGTCCACGCCCCATTAAAATACCGTCGAAATTTACGAACACTGGGGTCTTCCCATACCGTGCCCTCGTGGGGTGCAATGGGTTCCACCGGGGATACCACCACGGACTGGGATATCCATCGACCGGCTCCACTGGAGTACATCCACAGCAGCGGACGATTAAACAGGGGACCCGTTCGTGCCACGTAGACGTAGTCATTCACGCTGTAGTTACTCAGGTTGGTCGGAACGTCCTCCACAACCCGTGCAATCACCGCCACCCACGCGGAACCGTTCCATCGATATATTGAACGGGACACGTTGCTGGATAGCTCTACGAGGTCGTTCAGGGCACCCGCACCGGGAAGCGCATTCACCATCGTAGCTTCGACTCGAATGAACGCACTTCCATCGAATTTATGGAGAACGGTCATCGATCCCGAGGCTTCCTTGGTCACGTACTCGCCGTTCACCGTAGCGTCACCCGGGGCGACCCAGTAATACCGGGAGTAGTTGATGATCTTGTCGTAATCAATCGGCGGAGACCAATTGTACATGTGCTGGGAGAACAGACGATTCTGATCCTCGACCAATCCACCGTTCATGGCGATTTGGTTCACGAGATCACTAACGAACGCGCCCTTGGACTTTACCCGAGTCTCCGGGTCAACGTAGACGGCCCCAACCTGATACTGCTCGATTTCGCGGGCGACCCCCAGATCAGAGGCCATTCTGGGAGTGCGGGCGAGATCGTCGGCGGTGAGAATTCCGACATCCCCGATATACCCATTACGATACTCAAACTGTTCCGGCTCGAACAGCGGATCATCGATCAAATACGTCTCACGATTGTTCAGATCGGTACGAATTGTCCGGGGGTATAAATTAAACGCACGCCGTTCTTTCATGAATTCGCCCTGCTTGATCAATTATTTACCCAATTCACGGGGGCTTTTATCACAAAGAAAAGGGCGACCGCTTGGCCGCCCTCGTCTCAATCCCCCGCTATGGACGCTTATCTTCTCCATATATGGACATTTCTCTCGAATCGTCCTCCCTATATGGGAATTTCTCTCATATCGACAACAGTTTATGTCAAACTTCCGATCCTAAGTTCGTCGTCGGACAGGCTAGATACTATCTCGATATCCTCAAGTTGGGTCGCACTCACGAATAGCTCGTCCGTCAACGATCTGACTTGGAACAGCTTGCCGAACGCCTGTCCGTTCATCCTCGGAACGATAACCACCGACTGAATCAACGAGGCCATCTTGGAATGGATGAAAGCACAGAGTTCGGTGAAGTAGAACGACTCACCGAAATCCCAACGGGCAATATCGAAGTAATCGTCGATCACCGTCAATACCTGAGTGCGAATCTGATTATCTCCAATCTTTGCCCCGGGCATCGGAATCACCTTGATGATCGCTTGTAGCTCGGGAATCGCCTGTGGTCCAAACAACGGCTTGAACCGGGTGGAGTGGAAAATAATAGAATCCGAGAGCATCTTGAATTGCGTGTGATCGTCAAACTGGATACGCAAAGCCTCTGGTGTGGGAGCCGTGGGCTCGTTATCCACGGTTCCATTATTACGGAGCCAGTTCCGATATGACTGATTATACGCGGTCGTGAGCAAATACACGTCGTGAATATTACCCGGACTCGGATCGATCCTCTGAGACTGGGGAGAATAATGATACCAGATGAAACGAAGATGGTCGCGACCAACCTCCTTCTTGTACTGGGTCTGGGACGCAGCGGCACCCCACAGGTTGGTCAGTCGATTCGCCACGAGCCACGTTGTGGTGGAGACATCATAATGAATGTCTCCATCGTTGATGGTCACTGCCAAGGCACTTCCCGCGAGGGGTTGACCCGTACTGGAACGTCCATATGTCCCCCGTGGCGAGGTGAACTGATTGATCGGGGACCAAATATCCTTGCCCAATTCCTGTGTACGCCGCCACAAAACTAGATCGGTGAAACCGTCTTGGATGATAAGATCGCGATAGATGAAGGGATTATCATCGAATCCGTCTTGATCCAAATCGGACGGACTGATCATAACCCCGTTCGAATTTACATACCCGTCGTCATGAAAGTATTCACCACGGACCCAGAAATCGACATCCGTGCCGATCCACTTTATATTACACCCGTTTTGGGTGATGTCACCCGGACCGGGATTGAGAATCAGGGTGCGATTACGCGGATTCGTCAACACACCCGCCGCACCCGCGAGGACGAATACGTTCAGGATACCTGTTGGCGGGGCTGTGGCAAATCGCACAATATTTCCGCTGACGATGCTCCACACTCCAAAACCCGAGTAGGGACCCACCTGCAAGACACCCTGAACCGCAGCAAGAATATTTTGTTCCAAAATATTTGGAAACGCCGATAGAGGAAAATCCGTAGTCACTCCGTTGGTGACAAAATCATACCTCTTGGTCTTGGTCAAAATTGGGTTCGTTACCGACCATATACCCACGACGGTTCCCAGTGGGGGCGCAGTCGCGAATGTGATTTTAGTCCCAAGAACATCAGGTGCCAGCGTATATTTGTCGATTTCCTGAATCACACCATCGATTGTGATGAGAACAGTATCATTGGTTTGTGACGTGGTTGGGGCATAGAATATCGTAGTCGCGCCGTTTCCGTCTTTGGCATTAATGGTAAAAATTTGTGAATCGATATTTCCCGCATAATGCACAATAACCTGTGAACCAGTCGTGAGAGGCTCACCCATAACCAACGAGGAATTAGGACCAAAAGCGCCGGTTCCAAAGTTCAACGTGGGATTCTGCAAAATACCATCAACAAACACTAGCATGTTCGGTGCGATCACGTTCGGCTGATACAAGTCGAACTCGGTTTGACTCGGAGTGGTGATCAAATACGAGAACACACGGATCGAGGCGGGGATCAAATCTCCAGAAATACGCACGACCGCGTTCAATCCGGTTCCCGGGGGAATACTGAAACAGACGGAATCACCATACACGGAATGCGTAATGGTGAAATCAATATTGAATACCTGAAACACACCATTGATGCTGACGACGATTTTGTTCGGATCAAGAGTTTCCGAGGTTTGGAAACACGTTTCCACCCCGTCTCCGGTGAATTCATACGCGTTCAACTCACACGGCTGTTCTCCAGTCGGGGTCAAACCACGACGACGCAATGAAGTCTTTGCCTCATTCGATCCCAATACCTGCACGGTGTCATGTCTGACCAGACCCGTCTGGGGATCAACCACGGGCTCGGAATTGATGTAGAAGAAATCCAAGTCCTTGGCTGACTCAAAAAACATCGCCAGTCCACGATCCACGATCTTCCAGCGATCTCCGTTGATGGAATCCGCAATATACTCGAAGCGGATTATCCACGAGGCATCCTTGAACGCATTTGTAGTGTCGCCACGGAAATCCAACGCAAATACAGAATTGATATCAAGGTCATTGAAATTGATCACCTTCCACTCTTGAAGGAGCAAATCCCAAGCGAAACCAAAATTAACACCACCCGAGAGTCTCCGAATCATCTCTGACTCTTCACTCTGATTGATGCGAATCCTCATAGGAGGAAACACCGAATAGAACTTCGCATTATCTGGAACAATACCACCCAGAATGATCCCATTTGAGGCTTGCCCGTCATCGATCACTCGGACCACGTGCGCGACCGGCCCGTTGGGAGAATCATATCGGAGTACCGTATCTGCTCCGACGTATTGCATCAGACGGATACCCGTCTCACCGACCGGGACCACCACACCACCACGTCTGATATTACCCAACCCCTGTGTGCCGACGATTGAGGTTTGGTCCCACCGGTATTCAACCGTGGTGGGAAAAAAGATTTCGTTATACAATCCGTAATATAGCTGCGTTTTGTCAGGTTTCGCCAACGCGGGCTTCACGTATTGATCCATGATCTGTTTGGTAGAGACCCGGGTGGTGTCAGCACTCACGTGGGTAACCGTCAGAGTCGGTCTCTGGAACAGACGCCCGTCGTTTCCGAGTTCTCGCACGCTTTCATAGAGTCCGGTCGGATCATGAAGCTTCGAGTAACGGGAATGTCCCGAGTAGGTCCGATTAACAACATGGACCTTTCGGATCGCATCATCCTTGAGGAACCAATTATTCAAGTCCTGTCCGGTGACCATACGATTCTGCGTATAGAACACCTTGTTCGCCCGGGTGCGGATATCGTCGTTGGAATCACTCGGAGCACCATTCTCCAAATCCCTAACCAATGAGAACGCCACACGTAGGTAATAAACCTGATCATCCGCTCCCACGTAGGGGAACACCGCGACCTTGTTCTGGAGCGTGTTCGTCTTGGTCTTTACCGGATTCGGGTCGGCTGTTCGTGCCCATATACGGAACGTCCCCACTGGGATTTCACCATACGCGCCATCGCCGAAGCGGATTCTGATCTGATCGTTGATCAGCGTGTCCACCTCGAATACCTTCTTGGAATTCAAGATAGCGGGATCGAAGCTCACACCCTCGCCGAATACGGTATCGACCTTGGTCCACTCTTCCACGACTTCTTCATCGGTGTTGATCTTCTGGATGAAAATATCATTGTTATTTATGTGGTTGGCGGCCAACGTGAGGGTTTGAACGACCTTCGGGGAATCAAACGATACGTCCTGACTGGATAGGCTTCCCTGCTTGATCGGCAGGAAAAATCCCGTGTCGGGGCTGGCAAATCCATTTCCGTCCTGACGGTAGAATATCCGCAGGGCGCGACGAATTCCGGGCATCAATTCGGTGTACGCCCCGGTGTCGGGATCAAGATTGGCGTTGTACATGTCAAACGCGAGCAATCCGGTGGTGCCTTCAACGGCGAACGGATAACACCCGGAATCGGGGCTGATCGAGTTGAACACGTATTGATCGGTACGGATCGATTCCGAGGTGAACGAGGCGAGGGGTTTCCCATAGGGGGTTCGGTTAGAAAACGCAGCATTCATGATCATAGTGAATTGCTCGAACCAATTCTCATTCGAGGAGTCATTCCACACGATCAATCGGTTACGAAGGTCGATACCATCAAGATCGACAATCGGCTGATCGGTCTGGATCGAGGTAATCTTGACATCTCCCGAGGCGGACTTCACCCGGTTCACCCGATAGGCGATGTTCTGGGCCAGTTGCAACAGGCTGCCCCGGCGCTCTGCCGTGGCGAGGAAATTTTCCCTCGCGTTCAAATCTACCCGGTACGAGATATTCTGGGTGAGCCACGTCAGAACCTCGATTTTCATGACGAATTCCGAGGAGGCGATCCAGTCGTTAAACTTGTCAGGATGATGCTGAGCCAAGTAGCTCATCACCGCCTTGATGTAGTTGTCATGATCGAACGCGCGGAAATCGACGTTCTGGATGGCGTCGTAAATTTTGATCCATTCTTCGGAGACAAACAATGTGTTCTGGCGGCTGATTGCACTCAATGCCCGTTTCCTCTATTCCATGATTTATTACGGCGGATATTCGAAACAGATTGAACACTGACCTCAAAGTATTTACCTAATATCATATCGAATTTACCCGGTTCGGGAAGAAGCTTAATAGCGTCTCTACAGGATCGGATTTGATCTACGATATGCCAATTCAATTTCGTCATAGGATGGGTCAATATACTATCCTTAGTGTTATCACTACGTGTCCCAGAGTGAAGATGATGTGGAGCAACACAATGCTTGTTATGACAACGATGACGGGCCATGAAATTCACATCATAGGAAATGCCTTCTGTGAGGCATACCACCAGACGGTGAACATAATACATTCTCTTTCCAAATCTAATAGTGGGATACAAATTCTTATATTTCGTGGTTGGATAAATCCAACAATCATTCTCAACAATAACTATACTCGGGAGCCACCCAAGCACCTTATCAACCGTCATACCACGAGGTTTATAGAGAGAACTCTTCCCACGTCGTTTTGGACTATTCGCGTCATTCATATTTTCTTTTTGAGTTCCATGAATTAAATGATCCGGATTCACACATAATTTTTTTCCACAGGTATGGCGTATCACACGGCCTTCTGGAATCGGTCCTTTGGTACGCATATAGGCCGCGCGGTGGGCCGACGTAACTTTTCCTTTATAAGACGAGGTCCCATATCCGGAACTACTCACACATCCTTCCCAGAGAATGCACGGCGCGCTCATCGGTTATCCCCTAGCGTCACAATGAAGTAGTCATCCATATTGAATTGTTCGAAACGCAGCTTGGCGATCACGAATACGCGGTGATCAGATTGCTGTATATCTAGCTCCAATAAGGAAACACGCGGATCGGACCTGAAAATCCGTTCCGCGTCTAATTTCGCCAACATCTTGGTCCGGTCATCTTTCTGAAAGAGCAAATTCGGAATAATCGAGTAATGCAGGGGTCTTCCCACGCACTCGTATTGCTCTGTTTCAAAATGGTTCTGGAGGTCCTGTTTGACAAGATTTATTCCCGAAATCGACGTATCGAATCCGTTTTTTACCCCTTTTGACGAAAAACCTCGGTAAATGTCTAAAGACATTGAAAAAACCTCTTGCACTCCATTTCAGATCGGGCTAAGTCCTGTGGGTTAGCGCCTCCCATGACTGTTTATTTAGTGAGTCCGGGCGGCGCTAAATCGAAAGAACCCAAATGGGGATTTCACAATACCGGACGGCCAAGGCCCTGTTCAGCGAGGAAGAAGAGCAGGCACTTTTCAAAGAACTCAAGGAAACCACACACCTGGCCAAGAGAAATCGAATTCTCAGTAAAATTGTTATGAATTTTACACCCCTCGTGTACAAGATTCAGCGACAACTCTCAGGATACAATTTAGACGCGGACGACCTCATCGGCGAGGGCAATCTTGGCCTCACCGAGGCGGCTTGCCGTTTCGATATTGATAACGGAAATCGTTTTTCCGCCTATGCGATTTCGTGGATCAGGGGCGTGATGATGGCATATATCACACGCAATTTCGCTATCGTGAACTACTGCACGGACGCGACCAAGAAATCCCTGTTCTTCCATTTGCGTCGGGTGATTTCTGCCGAGCAGAAGAAACAGAACTGTTTCGACATCACCCCCGCCCTGCTGGATAGCATCGCCTTCAAATTGGATGTTCCTCTATCTGAGATTCAATCCATTCTAGCGATGTTCCAAACCCGGTACGATGGACTGGATCAACCCATTCGCAACGGTGAGGAAACCGGAACCCGACTGGATTTGGTCCAAGATCAATCCATCGATCAGGAACAATCTCTCATCGAGCGGGACCGCACCGTTCACCAACAATCTTTGATCCGGGCAGGAATGGCCTCGGCCAAGCTCAGTCCCCGGGAGATCATGATTCTTGAATCCCAGTACTTGGTGGACAATCGGGATCGGGTGACGCTTGAGGAACTCGGAGAAGAGTTGAACATCTCCAAGGAACGTGTTCGTCAAATCCGGAACAAGGCGTATATCCGTCTTTCTCGCGGAGTGAAACGATCCGCCCGGGATATGAGAATCAATGTGTTCGCCTAAACGTACAAGAGAGGCATCCGGGAAGTCAAAATCGTGGTCAACAGCGTGTATACCTGTTGATTCGTGCGGGATTGACCATCATAGGTCTGGAATATCGTGGGAAGGGCCGCCGGAAGTCCTCTGACCAACTCGTCAACCGCCGTGGTGGCCGATCCGGTTGGGTCGGTTTCCACGAGTTTGACAAACTTGGCTCCCCCTTCTTGACCCATGAACATCTGCAAATATAGCTGCGGGGAGGTCGGATTCACTTCGGTCTCATTCAGGAACTTGAATGTGGCCCGGGCGTCCGAGATGTATCGGCCACACGCCTCCGCATTGATTACGGGATCGAATACTCCCGTGACGATGCCATAGTAGAGGGCCACATCATAGGAGAACTGAAACAACCCGGATTGTCCCCCGGCGGTATTCCGGGCGTTCGGGTTGAATCCGGATTCCTGCGCGCACATCGCGTACATGAACTTGGGATCAATCGTATACTCAGTACATGCGGCATCAATAGCCGCCTTCACGCTTGCGTATACCGTAAAATCGCCCAATTGGACGGTGGTATCATTCACCGGGGGTGTCCATCGCGTGCCGGTGTAATCCATAGCATCATTCGGAACCGTATTCATCATCGCACGTTCGTCCTGACGACGCCGCACCACCTCGGCATTGATGGCACCATCCACATAGACGGACTGGGACATCAACTCCTGTGCAATATCGATTCGACCATTATTCACTGCTGCGAACACGTTCTGAGACGGCCCCCGGGGGTTGCTTATGGCTTGATCATGATACGCGAAAGAGACCAGACCATCGAATTGGCCCTGTGTGATGTAGACGGTTATCTTCTCTCTGATATAATTCTCATATACGACGAGATCGTCATCAAACAACGCATCAGCCTCTTCCGAGGTGAGATACGTCATGGTCATGGTGGCCCCACCATTGACCCATTCCTGATAGAGTTGGTCCGTCACCACCGTGCCATCGATGGTTTCTCCAACAACCACTCGATGTCCCCGTCCGATGATCACCGTGGTCAAATCGATAACCTCGGGGAATTGAGAGAGTTTCTCGTGCGAACGAATATAGTCTTTGGTCTCGTCCGTGCACTTGTACGAAGACGGGGGTGCAATTTCACCCGGCTTTAACCACCGCTCACACACCAACACCGGGGGTTCTTGGACGTTCTCGGTTTGATACGGCGTTGTGGTTCCACGCCAAATCGCCGCCTTCGCGGGTTCAATCCGGGACGCGGGCCAGAAATTAGCCAGAATCACACCCGCATTGAACAGGGAAGTGTTGTTGTAGGATAGATCGGTATCCGTCCACGTATCCATACCGCATCCAACCGTATCATCAGGAATGTTCGCGTACGGAAGGGCCGCACCCGAACGACGGTTATCCGAGGCGGTCGTATTCATGACCAAATTGGTCGCGCCATATTCACCGTTCCCGGTGGGACCCGCTTGGGGCGGAACTCCGGGAATCTCCAACGGACTTGCTCGTCCCGTGGTCCCCGACGTGGTAACTCCTTCACGGCCCGCCCATGGTTGATGCTGGGGAACAATCGGCGCAAGGAATTTAGCCTTCGGGGGGTTCTTACCCTGTAAAATCTCTTCCTTCACCGGGGCATCGTACTTCTTGGTCAACTCACCAAATTTGGGTTTCGTCGCTTTCTTCACCTCGATAGGCTCAGCCGTGACATCGGAATTGATCCACAATGTCGGGGATTCGAACGACATCAATCCCGATCCCTTCGCGTAGAATGATCCCGTGGCGGTGTTAATGATTGCGCCACCCGCCGAGTTGGACTGATCCTCACCCACGGAAATTACGTGGTTCACCCCGATCTTGACGTGGTGATCCTTCTCAATATTCTGATAGAAATGACCCAACCGGGTCTCATCCGAGTCCTTCTGGTAGAGCGCCTTAAAATCCCCATCGAACGCCCAGTGGGTCTCTTTTCCAACGGTCATACGGAAATTTTTGCGGGCGAGGAAATTGAAATCCCCCTTTGCTTCCATATTGATATTCTCGTCGGCGGTGAAGTTGAAATCCTTGCCCGTGTGGAACGACATACTATGCTCGGAGTAGAACTGAATTTTTCCCTCGTCGGTGAATTCCATCCATACATTTCCCTTGGACGTGCTGATATACACGTAGGGGTGATCCACCGAGTCGTTGAGAAGAATCTGCGACCCCCCACTGGATCGGAGTCGGATCATCTGATGGTCGGGATGGTCATCCATAACGAACTGATGTCCGGTGGAATTCACATACCGATAACGGGAAACGTCAGTTCCGAACTGTCCCCCATCCATATTGGTGTTGTATCGTTCGGTCTCGTAGTTCCAACCCGCCGTCTTGGTTCCCGTGACATAGCTTGGGGATTCGCGCTTCATCGAACTCGTTCCGGGGCCGCGATGGATATCGAGGGCTTGTCCGCCGATAATCGCGGTCCTAGCCTGTGCATGGGCGGGAATCTTGTTCGTCCGGTTCTCACGCTCCACCACTTTACCCGTCTTGGGATCGGTCACCACGGCTGATCCAAACGCATTATCATAGCCCGCGATGGCAACCGCCGGGGTGGTCTTGTCTTTCTCTTCTACTCCGTCGATGATATTCTTCGCCGCATAACCCGGACTTCCCGGAATCATTCTGCCTTGGTTGGGTTTCGCCAAACATCCCATATAAAAAGCGACGTTGGAATCCCCACCCAAGAACATGATCGCGACCTGATCACCGATTCTCGGCTGAGACCAATTTCCATAACTCGATACATCACCCCGGTAGGAGTTTCTCCCATCTACGGTGTAATCCGCACGTCTCTCATCCGAGCCCATGAACGAGGACACGGGCTGACACAGAATCCAATTCCGACGTAATTCTTGATCAAATTCAAGTTGTCCGGTGCGTCGGTCGGGAACCGTGCCTCGCCAAGTCGGACTCGTCGCCGGAGAATCCACCCGTCGTGAGGTATGTCCCGGAATACTCACCCATACACGACCGGCGCGTTGTTCGTCCTGATCGTCCATGACTGTTCCGATCAGCAACCCCGGGGCAAGGCCCGTTTCACTTACCAGACCACCGCCCACATTTCGAGGTCCACCCGCCGCGCGTATATTTTTGGACAGACCGTCTTCGTATGCCATTAGGGTCCACTTGGTAGGTTGTTATCTGTTCTTATCTTCTTCGCTTGCTTTCCAATTTCCTGTGTTAACTTAGCTGCATCATCTCGATCCGTTGAAAATTCCTTACTTTTAGGACGTTCAACTAATTGCATGAACGCCTGCGTTACGGCGGATTGATCCTTGCCCTTCAACGCGCCATCCCATGGACGTTGCTCGGGACCAGTTCTTTCCTGCCACGCATAATCCAACTGAGTGTACAAATCATAGGCATTTTTACCCGGATGACTAGACGCGAACGGATACAATCCGGCGTATCCATTTCCACCACGAAGACGATCTTGGTTCCATTGCATAATACCAACACTGTCTGTGCCATCTCGGGCATCACCCTTATTTCTGGCACTGGTTTTCATTTGACTCTCACCAATCATATTACCGACGACACCATTGGCTTGGGCTTCGGTAAGTCCTTTGTTCATAAAGTACGCACGAGCGACAAGAATCTTCTGTTCTCTCGTTAGGGGCTCGCTCGATAGGGTTGTGTAATCACCACTATTACGGGAATTAAAATACTCATCGGCCTTCTTCACGTCTTCCGTAGTGAGGGGACGACTAAGCTGTGCTCCTCCCACCCCAGCGGAATTCGTTGGTCCATTTGGAATGCCACTCGTCTGCTCCGGGGTGGGACGCCCCTCATCGGGCGAACCCAACATGGAGGGATCACCCGCCTTGAAATAGACCCGGTTGGGACCGAATTGAAACAGTTCCTCCGCGAAATTCAAATTGGCAATCTTGACCGCATCAACTTTCTGGAGAAACTTACCCCCCGAGAACGTGGAGGTCACCTTTAGGACTTCGTAGAATCCCCCGATAATATGCGGATGCTTGTTCAATCCATCGGCGAAGAATTTCGGACCCATATAATCATCCTGATTGGGAACATTCATTCTCAGAAATATTACACGGGAGGATTGTGGTTGAATTTTCACGTCGGCGGCACCCGATCCAGACACACCAGCACTATCTGTGAGAGGATTGATACGGGCACTTGCGTAGGGAGACATCAACCAGATTGGATCGCCCTTGATGTTCATCCCCTCCAGACGGAGCATATCATTCTCGAAATGATCGTTCTCGTAGTACAGGTATTTCATCAACCTATTACGCTCCGACGACTGACTCATCATCGGATCAACATCCGGGGCGGTGTTCATCGAGCCCATATTGAAAATCGTGTACGGGTTGGAACCATCAAATATCGCCGAGGCTTCCTGAATTCTGTTCTTCTCCCCGAACAACTGTTTCATCAGACGGTCCACCCCGGCGTCTCCAATGAGCTTGCTCGTGTTCGCATAGGGGTTCGAGGCAGGAGCATTCGTGAGTTTACCACGCGTTGCCTGTCCGTTTTCCGCACCTTTCCACAAAGGGACAAGGTAGAAATTCTTGAACTGCAACGGGAGATCGAGAATCTCCGTATTCAAACCGGTCCAAATATAGTTGTAGATGCGTGTGAGCATCCCATACTTGATCAAATTCCTGACCCGTTGTAGCTGATTTTCCGGACGGGCGACTTCCTTCACCTTGGAGGGTTCGTCACTCGTGAATGCTTTATACGTGATATAGGGTTCGATCAGATACTCTAGTGTGATCTTCTTGTAATCGTTCAAATCACGATCACCCGCCCCGACATCGGGGGGCGCAGTGACACCCGAGGCGTTGTAATACTTCGCATTGAAGCGGATGCTCATATGCGTACGCGGGACCAAGAAATTCTTATTCGCATCATCATCCACCAACCATAGGTCTCGCAGTTCGGCGGAATCCGCAAACGCAGCGTTCAACAAATCTAGTACCGATGAGCCGCGCGCGGAATTCACCACGGCTGCCGCTGAGGGGTTCGCTCCCTTGAGACTTCCAATTTTTGTAGACAGGCGGGATTCCGCCCCAGCACCCAAACTTGCATCTCGGACCCACTGGGGGGCGTAGAATTTGTAATCCCTCACGATTAGGTCTTTACTGGAGTCCAATCGCATCTTGGGAAGAACCGTTTCAAGGGAATCCAAGAAATCACCAATGGTGCCCCCAGTGTTGAGGTTTCCACTCTGTGTTTTCATCGAGGCCGCATCCAGCACGGTATCCTCGGGCCGGAACGCAACTCCACCCATGGGGACGAAATCCACATCATACATGGTTCCATTGGCGGTGAGTTCCGCTGAAAGCGACGTTATATACATGTAATAACTCAACGGGGTTACCGTGGTCGCGGCCTTGTTGTAGTCGTTGTACACGGGAATATTCTCCACCCATGTTCCAATCGCCACCGAGCTATCGTTCTTGTCGTACATCTTGTAACCGGAAAACCACAAATCCACACGGTAGATCGCCCGCGCGTGATTCACGAATCGGTATCCCTGATCAAACGCCAACCGCTTGATATCCTCGACCAGTTTGAATCCATGAGGTTCGGCGATTCTCATCTTCATGGTTAGCATCTGAGAGATACTAGAGTTGGTCAACGAGGGGGCCATCGTGTTTTCCATCACGATCTCAGAAATATTGTAATAATTACGGGGATCGGCGAGGAAAGTGGATTCCAACAAAACGTTCGCGATGTCACCCGTACCGGTCACGTCGGTTCCCCCGTCCGAGAACAACGTGGCATTCTGTCGATTTCGAAACACCTCACCGGTGCTCGCTAGGGCGACAGACTTGTCCTTACGGGTGTCAATGGTCATGTCATTGAGGTTGACTCCCCCGATCTCTCCATCTTTGATCAAGGCGGATTGCGCGATGGCGGCTTCCTTGAAGGGAACCATCGAAAGTGCGACGTGATACTGGACATTAATATAATCGGAGAGAATGTTCTCCCCGATTTCACGAATCGCATTCGCAGAGTCAATCACCCCGAGTGGCGGGGTCGCCACACTCTTATCTCCGATAAGTCTACGGAGGGTATCTGTTTTCTGGGCGATATCGGCTTCCAACAAAGAACGTTCGCCCGGATCAGTGGTCCTATTGAGTAATCCGAGATTTTGTTCCAAGAATAGGATGGCCCGGGATAAGGTTGCCTTCGATCCGGGCGGGGTTCTTGCTAATTCCCGATTGGCCCTATGGATCACATCTCTCGCAGGACGGATGACATCGCTCACTGCAACAACTCCGCAATATACGAGGGTGAGGGGATGAAAATTCTCCGCCCCTTTCGAAACTCGAATATCAGGTCTTGATATCCGTTTCGCACGGGAACCACCCAGAACAGATCGGCGTCCCCATAATAGTCGAATGCGAAATTATCCGGACGAAGATGATATTTCTGTTCAGTGATCACGGAGACCGTGTCCAAGGGGTGGGCCTCGATCCGACGATGCACATAAAGGTCCATGAACCGCCCGTTAAACTTGGTGAACCGGTACAAGGAGTGATTATCATAACTGGGGGAATAAACAGGAATGGTCATGTATTATCCCGTAAGAGGCACGGTGGGAATATCAAGAGGAATGGCTGGAACACTCACGGCGGGTGCGCGCGGTGCAGCCCCAGAATTTGCCAGCGATCCCGATCCCGTCAGTGCCTCTCCCGGGGGCATCACATCATGGAAAGAGCGATTCGACGACCTGTCCAACATCGCACCCGAGCGGTAGTCGTCGAGGGACCAATTGATCCAATACCGGGGAGAATGCTGCACGATCAATGAGATCGAACTCACGACAAATTTAATCGGCAACCATGTGGCCGATCCCAACGCCCGTGGCGAGCCCTCGGAAACCAACGAACAGGAATTCCATTCCGGACTTCCCGGGTTGGGCACCCCCACATAATCCTGATCTTCCGGAAAAGTCCAATCCGCCCGCTGATACAGCACGGGGACCTGATTATACGCATAATTCCCATACGCGGAAAACCACATCGGACTCGGGGGACGACCCCGGATGGCTCCAGCCGAGCGGGCCTTACCGAAATCCATAAACGAGTAGCTCCGGAGAAAGTGCAACACCGCGAGCGTGTAGACGGCATTCGCGAACGTGTCGCAGACCCACGTGCAATTCGACAAGGTGATCTGCACGTTATCCGTGGCCTGATACACGTTGTACGCCTCATTCGAGTGGACCATCTCCATCGAATTATATTTGACGCTCACCCCTTCGCCGATGGTCGGCGTGAACGGGAAAACCAACCCCCCGGTCTTGATGATGGGCCACATCGCACTCTTTTCGTTTGCGGTTCTCGCCAACAAGGGGAGATCGAACGGCACCAACCGCGCCGCATACTGCTCAATCACAGAACCCGCCTGTTGGGGGTTTGCGGCGAATCGCGAGGAAAGGGCGTCTGTAATTCTTGAAACTGCCATGATCGACTATTTACATATAAAAAGGATTGATTTAGAACATAGATATCTCTACATATGGTACGGATTTCCAAACCCTCGGACAACCCCTTGGGTGGAACGGAATCACATGGAACCCAAGAATCATTACGCGAAGAAATCAGACCTCATCGAGCAGATCACCAAGTCGAAGGCGATTCGGAAGAAGTACCCCAAACGGAGTCCTTCTGAGTGCCTGACTCCGAAATTGATCGATATGATCGAGCAAATCGTGTACAAATTTGGCGAGCTTCCAAACTGGAGAAATTACTGCGTTGATGAAACGACCGAGTGTTTGACCCGGCGCGGGTGGACCACAATGGATGATCTTTCCACCGACGATATGATTCTATCGTCCAAGGACGGTATTCTTACATGGTCCAAGGTAAAATCCGTATATCGGGGAAATTTCGACGGCAACATGTTCCATATGACCTCCCGTGGGTTCGACGCCTTGGTGACCCCCGGTCATAAATTTTTGACCACCGAGGGAATCAAGCCGGTTGAATTACTTCGTGAACGAGACAAACTCGTTATGATGAGTCAACCAGTGGAAAATTCGCAATTACCCGAATACGATGACGCGTTCGTTGAATTGGTCGGTTGGACTATAACCGAGGGAAATTATCATCGTCCTACAGATCGTAACTATACCAGAGTGATCGTCCATCAAAACGAAGGTAAAAAAGCGAATCGGATTCGTGCATGTCTTGAAATTCTCAAATCTAAGCACGGTGAGACGTATCGTTCTCAATTGGGACATACCCTAATCGGGTTCACTCTATCAAAAGAAATGGGAAATCGTTTGATCAACGTTGCTCCAAATCGCGTCCCCACATTGGATTTTATTCTGAGTTTGTCCCAAACTCAGAGGGAAATTCTCATCAACACCATGGTTGATGCCGATGGTTGGCGCGCATACGGAAAATACATGAACTACGGTCAAGTATGTAAGGATCACGTGGATGCATTTATCGTGCTGTGTACTCTCGCGGGATATCGTACCTCCACTCGTCTCAAAGAACCAAACGGATACGGTAAAAAACCATTTCATGTTGTCCGGATTTTTACATCAAGGACTCATCACAACGTGGTTGAAAAAATTGATTTTCATGGTGGGAAAAATTCCAACCGTGTGATTGGAGAAGATAAGTCTCATTACCCAAATTATCCCACAGTTCCTTATCGGGGCCGGGTGTGGTGTCCGGAAACAGAATTTGGAGTGTTCGTAGCCCGTCGTAATGGTTTCGTGTACCTGACGGGAAACTCATATATTGAAGATATGAAAGCCTCCGCGTTTATGGCGGTCTGCCACAATGCGTTGAAATTCGATCCCGAAAAGTCGAACGAGCCCTTCAACTACTACACGATGATTGCGAATCGCACTTTCCTGACCTTCATAGAGGCGGAGAAGAAGCAGCGTGACATTCGGGACGATTTGATAGAGGCTCACTCGTTTACCGGTCATATGAAGACCGCCGGGGACGCCAACGGGATCAAAACCTCATTTGCGCGGCAATCCCTCCATGAGACGACCCAGTTGGGTCCCTCCTTGGATGGCACCCGTCGTATTCCAGTGAAGCGTGGCCGTTTTCGTCGTCGCAAGTCCACCGTGTTGGATGGAATTCCCCTACACACGATTGATTCCGAGCCGCCTCCGGTGATCGAGGATTAAACAGGAATGATGAAATGACCCTCATAGAGAAATTACTGGAACGCACGACTCTTCGCTACATGGGCGATTGTAAATGTGGTAATTGTCAACTTGTGCCGCGAGAATTGATCGCCGAGGCCGCCAACACCCTTGCGTCTCAGGCGGTGCTGTTGGATAGGAAACCAGAGACAAAGAAATTTCTAGATTCTGTCTCTTAAAGTCTGTCTCATATCCTGAATATCATCGGGATCAATAGGTCCCATAAATGGCGAAACCCCAACGATATCATCCGCGATAACATTCGGAATGACCCTTCGTAGTACTTGATGGAGACTATGGAGAAATTCTTCCGATCGGATACAGAAATATCTGCTTGCGTGAAGAACCTGAATATCTGAGTGAGTAGATTTCGCTCCTCATTCGTTAATGTGCTATTCCAATCTCTTACGTCGTCACCTAGTGCTACCTCTCCCGGTAGCCAGTGTATTTTATGCTGCATTTCGAATGCATCATAAGCCCAAGGGTACATAAAAGGTTTAAAGGATATCCGTGATTCTAGCAAACTCATGCTTTACTCCAAACTCTACGCTTTAAATCCGAACGCATCCTCTAATAATACGCTGTCCTTAGTATGATGAAATACTAGGCTAACTAAATAGTTTAGGATATCAAAGTTGACATACATTGAATAGTTCATTAAATCCGCACAAGTGACAGCCTCTTTTCGTAGTTCCAACTTTCGTTCGTTGGAACATTTAGTAGTCGTCAATTCGTTAACATAGCGTAGAAAATCCATTATAGTCGCTTTGTGATTTTCATTCATATCGGTTTGTCCTTATGAGTGATACACAAAGTGCCTTCTGGAGTATCACCGTGTACATCGAGAACTTCTTGCCGCATATCATTGATCGTATCGGGATCGGGTTCGGTGTCGATATACGTCCATCGAGCGGAAAGTTTTCTACTCTTCGCGGTAACGACTTGCCTCTCTATTTGTAATTTCATGAGAAATTCTTTTGGAACTCCACGATTTCCCGTTCGCTCACGTTGGAACCACGAAGATTTTGAAGAATGGTACTCATCCCGCCGTTCATGTCAATATAGTCGCGAATCGCAGACTTCTCGGTTTTCGACAACTGAACCGCACCCATCTGATACTCTTCGAAGGCTTCCATCGAGATTGGAAACATCTCGGTGAGAATTTTCCGCATGATGTTCGAGTAGACGCGGATTTCCCACTGCGCGTGAGAATCGGAACGGAGTTTCATGAAGTGCATCAAGTTGTGCAGACTCACGCTCCAGTACCACTGTGTATACACGGCGACCGGAATCACACATCGGGCGAGTTCCCGAGCCAATCCCGGATAATCGTCCCCGGTCATGTACAGGTGATTCGCCGCGTAGTATTCCTTGATCTTCGCATCAATCGCCTCGTCGTTGATCTCGATCTCTTCCCCGCGTTCCTTCGCGCGTCGCTGCATCTCATAGCAGGCGTTCACAGCGGCCTCTTTCCACACCACCGCACGATTCTCAATCGAATCCGGCGCTCGGGGACGGGTCTGGTACTCCACGCCATCCGCATCTTTCGTGGTCTCGGGACCCAACAGGTACATGTAAGTCTTGAACGCATCCTCGAAGGATAGCTGCATCGCCTCCACAACGGCTTCATAGTCGTTCTCGGTGAGTTCATTCTCCATCCGGCCTTGCTTGTTCGTGACCGCCTGTGGCATCGCGTTCTCCCGCCGAGGCAGGTAGAACTCGGAGTCCAACTTGGAATATCGGGCCGAATATTCGTTAAACGAATTATGAACAACGAAACCGTTCGCAATGAAATTATGAAACGGGGTTTCGACTTCTAAATCATAGACTTCTTCTTCCCCATCGTATTCAATTTTTACAATCTCATCAAACACTACTCGATTCTTAGTGGACATACCGTGGAGAACTCGGTCTTCACCATTTTCTTTCGGGGTTCCCCATTTCAAATTGTCCGTGCGGTTATCAGACGGATTACCATTTAGATGACGACACTCTTCTAGCCCTACCCGAGGCCGCTGAAATGTCTCCAACACCAACTGATGAATCAAACGGGTCCGCTGACCATCCATTGGATATTGAATATTAACACATCGATATCCAACCTGCATGGTTGATTCTTGCATTTCTTTCCATTCACCAGACTTATTTGATCTTACTCGTCCGTGATCTGATACTTGATATACTCCATCAGTATCCAGAATATCTTTCCATGTTTCTTTCGACGAAGATATTGATACGCATTCGTTACTCACTGCCGCTGGACGATTTCTTGCAATTTTAGCGGAAGCGCATCCGGTATCTGGATCAACGAATTCGCCCAAAGGGAGCCACCCACGATCCGTCAAACACAAATGATCCAGTGTCAAACGTATCGTCGCTTGTTCAGTACTGATTCGATAAACGGGCTTGACTCCGTTAGACCATACATCTCGGACGTTCGTGATCTCGATTTGGTCTGTTTTTTCATTATAGAAACGCAATTTCATATTTTTCAATCGTTCGCGGTTTATAATAACCGGAACACCCCGAATTTCGAATGTTTTGTCGGCCCACTCCGACCATTCCTTTTTCTTCTCTTGGGAGACTTCTGTATCCCCTCGATTGATCAACTGTCGAATGTCTTCGGGCCTGCGTTCGACCAATTCTGCCATTTCTGGAACGGTGTATGATTTTCCTTCTTCAAGGCGTTCCGTATATGAGGGCTTTAATTTACCACGTGCCCGTCGCGTACTCAAACGATGCCAATTATCATGAAATTTCTTAATCGTTACGGGATATCTAGTCGATTCGCTATTGACAAAATCCAGTTGCACGTCTCCTGCGAGACAACCCGTGCGGTGGCGTATCCATTGCCTCGCCACGAAGATCGGCAGCTTCACGTGCCACTTCAACTGAACCATTTCGAATGGACTGGTATGTGAGTGACGCTTCAAGTAACGAATCAACGTTCGGGTGGTACTGGTCTTCTTCGTGCCCCGACCATAGCTGACCCGGGCGGCGTCTACGATGTCCTGATCCGATCCCATGAAATCCACGAGCGCGATATGGCCGTGATCCAAAACCGGAGTATACTCGGGAGCGAATACCCGATGCTCTCCAATCATCGTTGCATCGAAATCTTCTGGAACCTCGACCTTAACCCACATCGGAAACCTCTAGTGTTGCAATCGTGTATTCAAAAATAGAATTCAAATTCGTACTGAACGAATCGTCGCCGGGATTCCTGATGGTATAATCCCAGCCCCCGCCCCATGTGAGCCACTGGAGTTCGGATTCATGTTGAATATTCCCGGTCAGTGTTCCCACATTGGGGCGTTCAATCTGCACAAGCAGACCGTCCATGTCACGGATAAACTTCATCTCATTCAAAAAACGACAATCCGTGACGAAACCCACGTCCGTGTTCAACTCTCCACGTTGAATGGCAAGTCGGGTGCATATGATCCAAATATCCGAGTGCAAACCCGTTCGCATGGCCTCGGTGCCAATCTCCTGCATGACCGTTCGCCGGGTCTTCCCCATCATCACACAGGCAATATCGGTATCGAGTTCGATCCAATCTTCCGTCGTAGTAATTTCACGAGCAGAAACCGGCTTAGCCCCGGGTTTACCCTTGGGGACCCAACCTCCTAGTCCACCCTCTTTGTAGTAGGGATCGGAATCCAACTTCGCGCGGTCCCATCCAAACAACATCGCGCAAATGTCTTTGATCGGCTTTGCGAAACTGATCCGGCTCGTGGTGATACCACTCTGGTTAAACCGGGATTCGAGAATGTTCGCAGCAGTATCCTTGCCTGCACCGGCCTTGCCGGATAATCCGATAATCAACATACATCACCTCTATGGGCTATATGTCTCAAGACGGGATTAGATCAACACTTCTGTTGTGACCATGGCTTTTAACTGATCCAGTGTGATTCCGTGATTCACAATTGCACCCCATGCCGCGATCAACACCGCCTCGGTCACTCCCTCGTCAAGAATTCGGGCTCGTTTGGTCTTCCACTGCGGGGCCGCGAGGGGGAACATCTCTTGGGCGCGTTCCCGGGAGAGGTTTTTGTCATCGGAGAGATCAAATACCTTTTTCCACACCTGTGGCGAGACCAGCGTGGCTTCTCGTCCGGTTCTCCCATACACGGCTGATTTTATCAGCCCATATCCTTCTCCGAAGCGCCATACGCTTGTCACACCTTGGGAACTCATGGGACCGACCCGTTCCAGATATACCTCATCACAGGGAATGATAGCTTCGAACAATCGGGGAATATCATAGATATTCACAATCTTGTTTTTACCCTTGATCCGTTTCGAGGTTTCCACCACGGGCATCCGATACACGATGATTTTTTGAGAATCAATATCCAAATGGACTATTCCACCCTTCAAACCCGGATCAATACCCATAATTATCATGTTGTTTCTCCCGGGGTATTTACGCGGGAGAGTGAAAAATTTACCAGTACCCGAAGGGCCTCACAGAGCCTATTAGGAGCCCGCTAAGTAGGGGTGGGTTCTTGGAGTACTCGGATGGGTAAAACTTTGTACATTCACCGGGAGGGCACTGTAAGCGTCGCTCAGATGCCCCATGAGGATGGAGGGTACACCCATCTCCTCGCCAGTCCCTCCCCGAGATCGATCCTCTACTACGTGGGACACCGACCGAACCGCCGAACCAAGAAAATGACCATACTCCACGGGGGGTTTCGTTCCGTAACCAAGGCGTTCGAGGTATTCTACCGGTCCCTGAAAATTGCCAAACTGGGGCCTCGCGCGTGGGACCCCATGGGTGGGAAGGTTCAGAAGTGGGAGGCGGAGTTCGTCGATCCCCACTTCAAGAACGAACGTCTTAGTCGGGATCAGATGCTCAGCCTACTATATCGGGTATGTGGATCACGGAAAGCCAACGCGCCCACCGTGATATGGGTGAAAAAAGCTAATTTTTGTTATTTCAAGCGGTGTGAGGAATCCACCCCTTATGTGGTTATGTCCGATGGGGCAGAACTCTCCAACACTGGATTCGTCTTGCACGAGATGGCTCATTTCTTGGCCGATCTGATCAGTCCCGATATAGACAACCACGGCCCCCTGTTTATGCGTGAATACTTGGGCCTGCTCCGGGACTTCACCCCACTGGACGTGGAACTCCTCCAAGAGGGTGCGCGGAAACATAAAATTCGCTATTGGAAACCCACTTGACAATATAGTTACCACCGTGTAAACATATCGTACACACGGAGGACAACATGTCGGATTCAAACACGGAGGACAACATGTCGGATTACAATTCAATGTTCGGGGTTCAGGACGAAGCCGCTCTGGAAGCGATGTTTCAGATGAACCGGGGTCCTCGTAATCCCCAAATGCTCGCCATGTCGATCCTCTCCGACGCACAGGAAATGATGGCCGCCGGGGATGCCGAATCCGCCCGCCAGTACATCAATCGGGCCAAGTGGGTCATTTCGGAGAAGCTGTGGGGCTGGCGCTGGTCTAGTTCGGCAACCAGGGCCGAGCAAAACCCGGCCGCTCGACAGGTAATGGCGAAGCCGTGGAGAAGGATCGATCGAAAGCGTCCCCTGAGTTGATGCGCGCCCTGCAACTCTTACTCAAATCATGACGGCGTTTGAGGATGAACTCCAAAAGCAACTGGGAAGAATTTCACTCGAAATGGACTTCACAGATTGTGCAGCGGAGCCTATCGTATTGGCTTTTCTGATCTCGCAACGTACATGGGTAAGCATCCATCGTTTGATGGGATAGACAAGGCACTTACAGGCCTTGAGATTTTAAACGCGGGTCGTCGGCGCGCAGCGCCCGTTAAGACGCCCGTCTAACCGTATCCATGATCTGATCCACGGTCTCGCCGATTCTCCGGGCGAGATCGCTCACGTCTTGATAGAGTTCGGCGAAATCCTCGGCGTCTCCCGCCTCCATCGCGCTTTGCATCATACGGGAATATTCCTCAAATACTAGTTTCGACCGTATGAGTTTTTCCTTCGTCTCCCAGAACGCACTGTTATGGGGCTGCACACGGTCTTCGGCTAGTGTCATGATCTCCGTCAGGGTCGGAAAAATCTCATTCAACATGGCATGACGGGACAATATCAGCCCCTCTTCCATCTTGGCTTGGCTCAGGTCCAACGCGGTCATGTCCATACGATCTCCGATACGTCGTTCTGTTTACGAACCAGCATCACATCACCAATCTGGTCCAACAAGTCCATCCGATGGGTGATCAGGAATACGTGTTTGTATTTACGAGTGCGTTTCTTGATCACTTCCATCAACTGCGACGCGCCCTTGGGATCAAGACCATTATCCAATAGTTCGTCCAAGAACAACACATTAATCCGGAAATACATCGATTCGAAGCAGTCTTGGAACGCGAAATTGATCGCGAAGGCCAATCGGGTCTGTTCCCCCCGGGAAAGATTCCCCAACGCGTATTCCTTGTCCCTCTTGGAGATGAACATTTCCATCTCGGCATCGAACCTCACGTCCTGCGAGAGTCCGAATTCCTTCGCATACATGTGGAGTTTATGGTTCACCTTGAGCAACCACTTCTCAACGATCTTCTTCCTCAAGAATGAGTCGGGTTTGGTCAGGGCTTCGATGAGGAAGTTGTAATGCTCCACGTCGAGGTCCATCTCACCCACCTCTCGGCGAAGGTCTCCGAGATCGACCAGAGCGGAGGTCTTCAACGATTCGATCTGCTCCGGATAGGGGTCGGTCAGGGTTTTCCGCTGTTCCAACTCCGAACGCACCACGGCAGCTTCCCGATCCAATTTATCAATAGTCGATTGAGCTTCGTTGATCTGGACCGTCAGTTGGGTGATCACATCGAGAACTTCGATCACCGGCTCGGCGGCGATCTTCGCGGCCTCTTCGAAATCGATTTTCTTCGTCAACGCAAGAATCTGGGACTGGGCCAAACTCGTATCCGTGGTGACTTCCCCCGGAAGGGGTTCGGTCATCTCCGACAGGTCTTTCTCGTATTGGGCCAGTCTGACCCGGGAATCCGCAATAGCAGACTCTAACCCATCAAGGGTACGTTGAGTCGTGGCGATTTCTGCGTCTCTCTTCGCGGTATCGGTCCAGTCCTGATTACACGTGGGGCACTTCCCGACTTCGGTGTGATCCGCGTAGTGGGCCAATCTGTTCTGGAGTTCCGGAACCCGTTTTTCTCGTTCGGCGGAATCCCGTTTCAAATCCGCAATGTTCGTTTCCAACCGGGTTTTGGCTTTTCGATACCCCTCTAGGGCTTGGACATGACTATCCTTGGCGGCCTGTTCTGCCCGCGTGGCGTTCTGGATAACCCGCTCGTGCTTCCCGCGCTCGAAACGGTATTCCGTCACTCGTCCCTCGATGCCCTCGAACAGGGTCATCGCCCGGGTTTGAGAATCCGGCTGATCCAGTTGAAACTGCCCATCTTGATTGCATAATTGAAAAAACGAGTTATCCTCGAATAATTCAATGGAACCATCAACGAGTTCACGATATTCCGCGTGCATCGTGGTCAGGTCCGGACGCTGCTCCAGAATTCTCTGTAACCGTTGCTCGTTCTGCTTCTTCAACGAAGCTTCGTACTGAATCCACTCGGAGGATTTTTTTTCCAATCCTTCGATCTGATCGTGAATGCGTCGATTCGCGGATTCGTTCGCGGCAAGCTCGGCTTGTTTTTCGACAAGAACCCGGTTCAACTCCTTCCTCTGTGTCTTGAGCGTCTCCGACCGCTCCTTGAGCACGGTGAATCCGAATAATTTCTCGATGATGTCGCGTTTTTCGGCGGCTTCGAGTTCGAGGAACGCCTTGGAAGCGGTACTGTTTCCCCAGAGGTACTTCGACATGAGGAAATCCAACCCCAACGTCTCTACGATCTGTTTGGTCGTGTCCTGCTTGGATTTGGTCAAATCGAACTTGAATGCTTTACCATCGCGGGTCCGGATATCGTCCGGATCATTCACGGACTTCCCGAGGAAGAACAAACGGGAGGGATTCTCTCCGCGTTCGATGAGGTATTCCATATCCCCCTTACGGAATACGAACTCCACCATCGTGGATTGGTTCGCCCGGGCGAACTTATGGATGATCTTCTTTCCGGTCACCCCTCGGAGGGTCTTCCCGTAAATCGCATAAAATATTGCATCGATGATTGAGGACTTACCGCAGCCGTTGCGGGCTCCCTCCTCACCACCACCATCATCGAGATTCTCACCCAAAATAGCGGTGAATCGTCCGACATTGAATTTAATCTTCGTCCCGGTATTACCGAATCCGAGGAAATTCCAAATCGCGACCGAGATAAATTCAGTATTCATCTCCCGTATATGGGAAATGAATCACATCGGGGGAACAGAAATCAACACCGGACAAGGAACGTAAGTCGGATAAGCCAAATCATAGAGCCAACGTCGAATCATGAATTCGTCCAGTCTATTCGTATTCGTCTTCCGACTCTTCGTCACTGGCTTCGATCTCTAGCACCGCGTGGGTGGGAGTCAAGGTATAGGTTCGCATATGAGCATCGGTCGCGACAAACGCTTTGGCGTCCTCGTCCCACTTCCATTCCAAACGGTCACCCGAGGATTCGTCGTCGTAGATGTCTACGAACTGTGAAGGCTTCATGATCTCCTACCGTGCTCCCATGTAGAGAGTCTCTAGTTTGACCGGATCGATCCTCGTCCCAGTCACATCAAGGGCACGGATGGAATTGACCACGAATTCATCGAGGTTCTGGCCCAACTCCTGATCGGAAGTATTCTCGGCGACCTCTTTTTGAACAGGCTTGACCGTGAACTCCCTGACCATGCCCTGAATGTACTCATTAAGAACGAACAGGTCTTCATCGGGGATATTTACATCGTCAGTACATTCAATGACACTTTTCGAGTTGAACTTTTTTTCAAACCCTTCGATGTCCATTTCCAACACTTCCGACATTTTTATCCGATTGTAGTTGGGACCCGCCGTCCAGTCTAAAAATTCCGGAACCCCACCGTGTTCAAAAAACATCGCCCCACGTTTGCGGTCGTTGGTGTCGTTGTAGTCCATCCCAAACGTGTTACCGATGTAACAGATGTTCACTCCATGGGAATTTTTCTTGATCTGTCTCTTGTGGAAATGCCCCGAGAACACCCACTCCGGATGGGTGAACATGTCGGCGGTGATTCCGTGACCCTTGTCCTCGAACTCGTACCACTCATTCGTGAGGAACATCGGAAATTCGAAGTGCCCGAACACGTACTTGCACTCGTAACTGGGAACGACGGCGAATTCCTCACCCACCAGATACGGACACAGAAGGATATCCCCGATGAGTGTGGGTTCGTTGATCACGCGAACTCCCGGGAACAAATCCAGATACGGATGGGAATGGACCGACCGGTTGTTTCTGAAATACATATCGTGGTTTCCGATGAGAAACCAAATGGGCAAGTTCAGACCATTGAGCATGTCGAAGGCTTCACGAGACCTCCACTGCGTATCCAACCGGAGCCGGGACCGATTATCGAACCAGTCCCCCATGACGATGATCTGGTCGGGTTTCCGCTCACGTACGTTCGAGCAGAACCAACTCACGTAATCGAGGCAATCCTGATTATGTTGTTCGGAATCGCTCTTGCGTCCAAAATGGATGTCCGTCATTGCCGCGATCTTCTTGAACGTCATAGATTCAAACTTTCAATAATCGTGGGTTCAACTTCATTCCAAATCGACAACACATTCGCCGCGACCACGTCTTCACCTCGCTTGCACTGGTCCTTCGTCATTTCGAACGCGGCGTCATCACTCACCCCAGCGATGATGTTTTTCGCGTATGCCTCCCAGAAACGAGTCTCATACCGCGTGGCACGATCCAGTTCTCGTTGGAGGTACACCTCTAGGTCTTTCTCGAAAAGAACGTCATTTCCCGGAAATTCTCCGAGATTATCCCGGGTCCATTTTTCCCACACGTCTTTCCAAATCCATATTCTCTGGATCGCAATCTTCTCGTCGAGTTCCGATCCCTCCTCGCACTCGTCGTTCCACTCGATGTCGGGCAACCCCGCACTAGTCTCCGACAGAACCTCTAGGAAGGCCACGAGGGTATCCGCAACTAGCACCGAACCCGTCACTCGCGTTTCGAGTACCGAGTTGGCGAATCCGACATTGACACGAAGAGAATTCCGCACAGATTCGTCGTCAGCGATATCGAACCCGCCTACCGAACTCAAATAACGAAGAGTCGCTTCTGCTAGTACGTTTTCCTCGACGTACGTCAAACCGATCCACGATTGGGCACCCACAGGCTCGAATATCTTCATACCCTCGTATCTAGCCTTTTCCGATTCAACGTCAATATCGAATCCACGGCTCTGTCGGTCGGAGCGGGACCGAAGGTCCGGGGAATACAGACTAGGCGAGGCAGAGCCTCGCCATTGACCTTCGAGGTCAGGAGGTCCAAGGAGGTAATTCCTCCCAGTCTGTATTCCCCAGATAAGATTTAAGAATAAGAGGAGAAGTAACTAGTTATATTATTCTAGACTACAGACTGGGAGAAACCGTCTCCTTTTGGTCTACTATTACCCAAATGGGGATCGATATTGATATATAATTTCAAGAAAAGGAGACTTGATCTACTTATTACTAAACGCCAAAAACGTCAAAAGGAGACGATTTTCTACTTTTTTTTAGAATCCAAATCGGTATCGATATTGAAACATTATTTCTCAAAAAGGAGAATCTAGGAGATCGAACCTCCTCGGTGTAGAGGGCAAAATAGAGGTCATTTCTCCTTTTTTCTAAAAAATGAAAATCTCTCTGTCCGGAAGGATTTCAAAATCTATATCATGACGGGTGGAGGATTTATGGCGCGACTGATTGGAAAAAAACTGGCGATATCGGCGAAGGAGGAAATCGAACTCGTTGAGGTTCTGGTCGGGTTGCACTTGAAAAACTCGTGGGATGAGAATTGTCGCCATGTTCAGAGGTCATTTTTGGAATGGGTGTTGATCTATCGGGATTCGGTGGATCAATTATTTGATTACGCAACACGGCACAAAATCAAGTTCGTTCGGTTCGCCACGGATAATCCGAGTGGGTATCCCGGGGACACGGTGAAGCTCAAGGGACTATCCCCGGAATGGGTAGAACAGGCGAAGATCAAGCATAACCGGTCGATCATCTACCGTCGATCCCGATTGATCATGGAAAAGGCCACACAGGCTAGGATGACCACCGCCGAGATTAATTCGTGTTTCCCGACGATCCAACACGGAGCGATGATCGACTCGGAGAGAATCGATCAACAGATAACGTTCCTCGGAGAAACCATACTGGAGATGCACAAGGATATCGTGGTTATGAGGAATACTATCACGGAATTCCGCGAGGAGTTGGAACGACTACGGGGACGAAATGCGACTGGCCCTGAATAACAAGTACCCGTTTGTTTCATTCACCGACGAGGAAGAAGCGGAACTCGCCCGGGCTACGTTTGACATGCTCGAACATCCACGATTCATCAGACACGACCAGTACGAATTTTTGAAGAACAAACTATGGATCGGTCGGGGGTGCTTTGCGAGACCGCTCAACGAACTTCGGTTTGCCCATTGGTTGGATTGTATAGTCAGATTTGACCAATATGGGCCATGGGAAATTCAAATCGACGAAATCCGAAAGGGTTTGCAGGAGACCACGGAGGGAATATTCAAGGACTCCTACTACTCGACCCCGAGCAACATGAGGGCTGAGCATATCATTAAAATATGGCACCGGGTGTGGGAATCTCATCCCGTACGAACGAGTGCTGTGTTGTTTAAGGAATGGCCCTACCCTGAGGTGTTCGACGGACCCGTGCTGTTGAAATCCCAACCCTCGCGGATCGCCAAGGCCATCGATATGGAATTGGGTTTCTGGGAAGAAGTCCAAAAACAACAGGGTGGTTTCTCTTCGGAGGAGAATTGCATCGAGTACGTTTCCGAGTATCACAAAACCGCCACCCATGTGTTGGAGGAGATTGATCGGGATGAGTGGTTGAGACGGATACCTGAGATTGTTGAGCGAATTCCGATTGACCCCGAGGTACTCGCGAGTCGGGTAGAGCATTACGATCCCACCCCGCACCATCTCTATCTGATTAACATCGATCAGTACAAACGGGCACTCCGTGAGTATTCCAGAACCCATCCCAAAGACGTGAAAAATTGAACAACTGGTCGTCTAAATAGGCCATGGAGAATCGTATGGAAAACCGCCTACTCACCGATCTACAGGGAATCAGCGTATTCCCGGGAATTGAACTCGCCCTCCCTACGATGGGTAATTTCTACTACCCCGAGGATGAAATCTTCGCCGAGGGCTTCGATCCGGGCAAGGTCAAGGTCAACGCCTTGGGTATTGCCAGCGAGCTATCCGTGAAGGACCCGTTGATGGTTCTATCCCGCCAGTCTACGCCAATGCTGGTTCAGTCAGTCTGTCCGATGGTGAAACGTCCAGAGATGCTATCCGAGATCGACATCGTGGCGATTATTCTCGCCGGAAGAATCGCCAGCTATGGCCCGAAATATCGCGTGGAACATGTTTGTCAGAATCCCGCATCCAGTACGGTCAAGGGTAAGGGTAAGGATGAGTTGACGTGTAAGAATGCCCGCGAGAGTAAGGCATCTGTGATCGAGGTCGATCTCTACGAGCACATTCTCCGATATGCCCCTTATACGGATTGGGATCAGTTCAGTGTGGATTTGCCCGAGGTGGGTCAACGTGTCGTGGTGCGTCCCTCCTCGTACCAGTCCTTCCTGCATCGTCTCAAGGTCGATCTCGAACAGAACAAAATTATGAACCAATACCGGGATACGGATGTCTCGGAATTCCTCACCGACGATGTCATGGTGGACGCGTACAAGGGGGTGTTGAAGAACTCGACCCAGATGGGCATCGATCAGATCGTGGATTCAATCTTCTTTGTCGAATCCATCAAGGGGAACTACAAGGAGGGAGACCGCACCCTGATTACGCAGTGGATCAAGGCGTTGCCGGTCCCCATAGTGGAACGCGTGATCAAACAGGTGAATAAGATTCGGGAGGATATCATTGAGAAATCTTTGATCGACTACCGATGTGAAGAGTGCGGACACGTCAACAAGGTGATGATCGAACTCGATGCAGAAAGACTTTTTTCATCCGGCTCGCAAGGGACTCCCGAGCCGCTAACGATCAAGATGGAGTCGCCAGTGGAAATTCCGGTGGAGACGAGCGAGCCGTCACCCCCGCCGCCTACTACAGAGCCCTCCGGGCGCTCATCAAGGCGGACGAGAAGGACCGAGACTCCCAACTCGCGAATCTTTTCTCGTTGAGCTACCGCAGCAAGGGTGCGGTCAGTTATCAGGAATTGCTCAAGATGACTCCTCGGGAGATCAACGTCATGACCGAGCGCATGACGGATATCCACATAGAAGAGGAACGCGCCATGAATCCGGATAAGAACATCGAAACGAATCGTTGACTGGACGATCCAGAGGGTATATAAGAACCATACCTAATGTACCTAATGGGAGGAACCGATGGAAACTAAAACTCTCGTCGAATTGCGCGATCTGTTGGCGAAGGCCACCCGGGGCATCTGGGGTGAGCCGCCCTCACGGGGGACACCCCCGGGTGAGTCTGGTCCGTATCTAGCCAGCAAGGATG